GGTTATAGAGAACTTTTAAGTTTCTTTAGACAAGGAGGTATTAATCCGTGGGACGATAAGAAACTACCCAACGGTAAAATGATAAAAGAACATTTTATCCTACTGAATCCGAAAGAACAATACCTAATTCAAAAAGAAAAGAGGTTATTCAAAGGTATCGAAGAATATGAAGATGTTCATCGATTAGTATTCGATATTGAGACCACAGGTCTTGAACCTGAGACGGATAAAATCATTCTTATAGGAATGAAGGATAATCGAGACTTTGTTAAGATCATTGATGCCTTTGGTGAGGACGGAGAGAAACGATGTATTATAGAGTTCTTCCAATACTTAGAGGAATTAAAACCTACAATATTTGCGGGATATAACTCAGCATTCTTCGATTTCCCATTTATTTTAAAACGTGCCGAAATTTTAGGTATCAATGTAGAAGAACATACCAAAGTTTTCATTGATCAAGGAATGAAAGAAAGAGAGGGTATGTTAAAACTCGCAAATGAAGTTGAGACATACACCCAACACATGATATGGGGTATGAATATTCTTGATATCGCCCATTCTGTCCGTAGAGCACAAGCAATCAACTCTGATATTAAATCGTGGGGTTTGAAGTATATTACGAAATACCTCGGTGCCGAAAAAGAGAATCGTGTTTACGTTGACGGTGCATGGATTTCTAAAATATATCTCGATAATGAAAGTTATTATGTGAACCCCAAGACGGGTAAGTATAAAAAAATTGGAGAACCCGGTACTGAAAACTTACTTCAGAGATTCCCAAACAGTTATGAAGTGTGGACAGGTCGTAAAATCGTAGAACAATATCTTGATGATGACTTGTATGAAACTATGGTGGTTGACGAATCGTTTAGTCAATCAACATTTCTACTTTCAAAATTGGTACCTACGACATATGAAAGGGTTTCTACGATGGGTACTGCCACGTTATGGAAATTGATCATGTTAGCGTGGTCTTATAAACACAATTTATCAATACCTAAAAAACAAGAACGTAGAGCAATCACGGGTGGTTTATCACGATTACTTGCTGTTGGGTATTCAGAAAACGTTGTTAAGTTTGACTACTCGTCACTTTATCCATCAATACAACTTGTTTACGATGTGTTCCCCGAATGTGATGTTATGGGGGTTCAGAAGTCGATGTTAAAGTATTTCCGAGATGTTCGTATCAAATACAAAAAATTGGCTGCACAATATTCAAAATCAGATCCTGTACAGTCAAAGAAGTTTGATAGAAAACAATTACCTATTAAAATCTTTATTAACGCGTATTTCGGTTCATTATCCGCACCACATGTATTCCCGTGGGGTGATATGGATAAAGGAGAAACAATTACGTGTGTTGGTAGACAGAGTCTAAGAATGATGATTATGTTCTTCCAAAAGAAAGGATATAAACCACTCGTAATGGACACTGATGGGGTTAACTTCTCATGTCCACCTGATGTAGATGAAAGAGAATACTTAGGTAAAGGAAAGAATGAATTAGTAGTGGGAGGTAAACTCTATAAAGGTGCCGAGGCCGACACCGCAGAATTCAATGACATTTTTATGAGGAATGAAATGGGGTTGGATATTGATTACGTTGCACCATCCACAGTTAATGTTGCAAGGAAGAATTATGTACTTAAAAAACCAAGTGGAGGTCTTAAGTTAACAGGTAATACTATTAAGTCTAAGAACCTACATGGTTATATCGTTGATTTCTTAGATGAAAGTCTAAAATTACTTTTAGATGGTAAGGGTCAGGAATTTCTTGAGGTTTATTATTCGTACATAGAAAAGATATTTAATAAGGACATCCCTCTCGCTAAGATTGCAAATAAGGCAAGGGTAAAACAAAGTATACCTGCATACTTAAGAGATATGAAAACAACCACTAAAAGTGGTGCGAGTAAGGCGAGAAAGGCACATATGGAACTCATCATTAAAAATGATTATCCCGCAGGTTTAGGTGAAACAATATTCTACGTAAATAATGGTGATCGTAAAGGTGATGGTGATGTTCAGAAGATCACTAAACCTACGAAAAAATTCCAAAAAGAATTTTTTGAGGAACATGGAACAGAAGTCCCTGAAAATTATATTAAGATTAACTCATTCATGATTACAGAAAAGGAATTGAATGATAATCCTGATATGAAGGGAGATTACAATGTTGCAAGATATATTAGTACTTTTAATAAAAGGATTGAACCATTGTTGGTGGTGTTCCACCCTGACATTAGAAATGAAATACTAATTGAAGATCCTAAGGATCGTCCTTTCTTTACATCGTCGCAATGCGAATTAGTTAATGGTTATCCAATGAAAGAAGGTCACCAAGATGATTTTGATGAAGTAATGACCCTATCTGATAGTGAGGTGATGTTTTGGAAAAAGGTTAAGAGAGATCCGTACTTCCTTTATTTAGAAGATAGTATCAAACATGTCGATCCTTATTGGGTACAAAAAAATAGAGATGCTGTTGATTTTAAAGTCGATAGTAGTCCTTCACGGGAAGGTGATATAATAGAAAGGGGTGGTCACGATTTCGCAACCCACACCGATATCTCTTAGATCATGTTAAAAGGAGACTGAATAGGTCTGTACTTTAAAGATTTGTTTAAATTCTCAGCTTCATTACCCTTTCTCTCTAACATTTTGTCGGGACGTAATCTTTCTAACCTTTGTGTTAATTCTTCCACAAGTTTTAACTTCTCGTCCTTTCCTTCTGTTAGTAGAGAACTATAATCTAACTTAACTTGACTATCAGGTACCTGAAGGTCCCCTGAGAATTTAGAATATATTCTACCTAACCCTTCTTTAGAATATGCGATAAGATATTTTCTTACCCAATTCTGAGCGGGCTTATTAAGTGTTTCCCATGTTAATTCTTCAGTTGCAATATCTGAAGGTAATTTCACAACGTCTTTGTTTTTATCTAAACAATCATCTCTATCGTGTGTATCGTAATACCAATACCACACATAGTGGTTGTGTTGTTGGATGGATCCAAAATCGAATCTACCACCCGGTACGTTATATAAATGAACGTATTTTTTACCTTCAGGACCCGCAGTGACACGGTAGGTCAGTTCACCACCAATAAGTCTATTCTTAATGTTTCTGTCTTGCATACGAGCCAATAGGTCATATGCGGGTAACATAAAATATGAACCTGAAGTTCCCATTTGGGCAAATCCACCGACACCACCGAAACCTACACCACCAAGACCACCGAAACCACCTAAGAATGGGTCAACAATCGAATCAGTAAGTTCAGCTCTCGTAAACCATAATAACTCATTGATTTCACGACCCGCAGGGATTTCATAAACCTGTTGGTTTGGTATAAGTTCAATTTTGTCTTTTTTAAGTATGGAGTCACCACCCGTTTGTAATCCAACTATCTTAGAATATGAATGAGAATACTGTGTCTCATAATCTAATGATCTCGTTGTGAATGCCCTTGTTAATGATTGTGTATCAACGTCTAACCCAGCTAAAGACGACCATTGTGATTCTATTAACCAATCACTAACGTATTGTTCATATTCATCGAGGGCTAACTCGAGGAATGTGTCCATCTGTTCTTCAGTCAATTCTACTGACCTGATAGGCATTCCTAAGAGGTGGAAAATTTGAGAATAAAGTTTCTCTTTGTTTGTGGGTGTTATAATTGTACTTGCCATACTTGTGTTATTACAATAAATAGTTTATATTTGTAAAAACCCTTAGTATATTTTGATGGATATTCAGAAATTAAAAAGGAATATTAAATTAGATAGAACAATCATTCAACGTGTATTTGTTAATAATCGCGAGAATAAGTCATATTTTATTTCTTCACTTAATAAAGTCATATCAAAACAAGATTATGATGGTATAACCTCAAAGTATGATATAAACGAGGATGTTTGGGATTTATATAGGAATCAACCAAAATGGGGTGTATGGCAAAAAATAAGGGGAGATTGGAAATGGTCATACATTAACACTATTGAAACAAACTATTCCGCCATCTTCGAGTTGGTTAACTTTTATAATGATCTAATAAAAAAGGGGAGACTAAATTATAAGGAAGTAACCTACGCAGGTTTAACTGAGTCATTCAGAACCGAATGTGATCAGATAATCTCATTTATAGACAAATATTTTGATAGAGTTTTCGGTCTATATGAAGTGACAGAATTATCTAATAAATTATCAGTTGCAACATCATATTCGTGGTATAATTCAATGTTATCTGAAATGTCTTATGTGAGAATGGTCATTAAAGACACTAAGATGATACCAATATATGGTAAAGAACGTGGTGATGGTGAAGATTATAATAGTGGGGTTGATTTTTCAATTATCGACAATGGTGTTGATATTCAATATCAACATAAGAGATGTAACGATTCCTCGCATCACCCTATTCGAGTGGTTTTAGACGATGAAAATGATTGTGTTATTATCCCAACGAGTGTCAGTAAAAGGAAACATAGAAACGTAGACTACTTAGTTGTTGAAAACAACGGTACGATATATGAATTTAATATACAGGGTATTGAGACTGACGAGTCAATAGAAGTGACTAATTCAACCACGACAATACCTAACGATAGGTTGACGAACGTTTTTGAAAAGGATAATGATGATCAACTTAAACTGTTGATGGATATCTTCAGAAGATGTAATCTTATTGGTTACACTTTTAACATTTTTGATTCTGTTGAACCTTATGTCGACCTAAATGTGAAAAATAAACAAATAACTATTGGGTTTGGGGGTGTAGATATAGAATCTGTTGAGGGGGATTTAAGAAAATCTTTAGATATTTTACTTAATACTTTTAACTAACTCACTTGCAAAACTTTCGGAATACTCTCCGTCACCCATAACTTGATCAATAATACCCTTTTTCTTTTGTAGTATGTTATATACCGTCATTTCGATGGTATTCTCAAACACGGGATAATATACAAGTACACTGTTCTTTTGTCCGTATCTATATGCCCTGTCCTCCGCTTGTGAGTGATCCGCGGGAACAAAAGATAAGTCATTCATAATAACAGTATCTGCCTCGGTAAGGGTAATACCCACTCCCGCCGCCTTAATATTACCAATGAAGATTTTAATTTTATCTTCGTTTTGAAACCTATCCACAGATTCTTGTCTCGCAATTTTAGACATTCTCCCATCTAAAACAACAGACTTCTTTTTATACTTTTCATGTATCATGTCAAGTGACATGGTAAAGTTTGTGAAGACAATAACTTTCTTACCTTGTTCTAACACTTTATCTATTAGTTCACAGGTGTGTTCTACTTTCTCGATGGCAATGAGTTGACGTAGTTTCATTAACCTGTTTAGGGTTACGGTAATACTTTCTTTTTCTTTATTCTCTTCACTAATCCTTAAAAATTCAGTCAGTTCATCATCATAGAATGAATTCTTTAATTCTAACCAAATTGGGGATATAATTTTTTCGGGTAAGTCAAGTACATCGGTCTTAAGTCTTCTAAGGACCACCGCCTTAGTTTGTTCTCTTAATTCATCTAAATTACTTGCACCACTCGTATTCCAAATCTTCCTACCACCTACTCTAAATTGATATCCCTTACAATACCTCATCACATAACTCTTCCAATTAAGGGTAAGTGGTGAATTAACAATCCTAAGTAGGTTATAATAATTAATAGGTCTCGAGGTCATAGGGGTACCTGTAAGTAACCAAACCTTAGGGATCTTAGCCAAGATATCATTTAGTAGTTTAGTTCGTTGTGCTTGACTATTTGAGATGTAATGGGCTTCATCTACAATGGCGAGATCAAAACCTTCATTTAAAATGATTTGATATGCTTCACTATCCTCACTATTTTCAGTGGTGTGGAAATTTTTAAGAATGTCATAGTTAATGATATAATACTTAAATGTAGAACCCCACTTTTTTCCTTCGACAATTAATACATGGTCTTCTGAGTAATTTTCTATTTCTCTTTTCCAATTAATTTTTAGTGATGCGGGACACACAATCAACACCTTCTTCGCCTTACTTTCAATAGAGGCAATTACAGTGGAAGTCGTTTTACCAAGACCCATATCGTCAGCAAGAATAAACCTATCATTGGCGAGAAGTTTTTCAATTGCTTCTTTTTGGTGAGACATTGGGGGTCTTTTAGAGTATGGTGAATAATCAACTTCTCTATCTAATGTCTTTTCTTCCTGTATAATCGATGCCTTTGGGATCCACATTGTAACGGGTTTCATTTCGTTTGTGAGGTTTCCCCATATGTGATATGCTTTATCGGTTTCACAAAGAAGTTTCTCAACCCAAATTTGATCGACAGGTTTCATTAACAACCTTTCTTCCTGAAGTTTGGACCCAAAATGTTTTGCAATTTGAATATACTTTTTCGCCACTTTCGGTTTTACATCATGATACTTCAGAATATAATCCGATTGTGGTCGAGTTAAACTATAATTTTTTGTGGACTCAGATCTTTTCTGCCACTCTAAAATTTGGTTATTATACCCCGTATAACCCGTTAGTATTTCTCTTGCTTCTATTTCAGGTATTTCCTTTCCCATACATTTACTTAAATATAAGGAATTCAAATGAATATTTAAACTATTTATGTATATGAGTAAAAAGTTACCAATCACAAGACTTAGTAAATTCTTCTCGAATGAGGATTTCGATTTCAACCTACAATTGGGTAAGGAATATTTACACGGTGATTTGAATATGACGTTAGTTCTTTACAGGGTTGATACTGAAAGTACTGATACCGATGCGGTTTATGCGGAGGTTGGTAAGGATCAGATAAAATTCTTCCCACCCATCGAGTTCAATGCGTTAGTTAAAATTGAACAACCTAAAAACTCGTCTTATAAGAATGGTACAGTTAGATATTTGGAACCCGGTAATTTAACCTTATCGGTTTATATTGATCACTTACAGGATTTAGGTATTGATATTAGATATGGTGACTTCATTGGATATCCTGAAACAGAGGATAAAATAAGGTATTATACCGTAAGTAATGATGGTAGAGTAACTTCGGACAATACTCACAACATGTTCGGTTTCAAACCATATTATAGAACAATAACTTGTGTTCCGGCACAAGAGGCAGAATTTAGAGGTGTATAATGGGATATCCTAAAAGAAAAAACAACGTAAAGGTTTACCAAGGAAATGAATTGGTGGAGAGAAGACAGGAGTTATTAGATAAAATAACACAAGGAGATTCTTTTTTACCTGATTCAGTACTTCATGATGATTTGGATTTAGGAATGTTAGACTTTGTCAAACAAAACTTTAGTGTTTTATCTGACGGAGGACAGGTACCTATTATACCAAAAATATTAACCATACAGAGATGGGGTGAATTTACAAACACGTGGGATTTCGCGGATTTGGATGGGAATCCATCCCTACCTTTTATTGCGGTTATTAGAAGACCTGACGTACAGCCGGGAACTAATCCGAGTTTACAAAGAACAATACCTGATAGACAACAATTCCACTATGCAACAGTACCAACATGGAATGGTACTCAAATGGGTGCTGACATATATAAGATACCTCAACCCGTGGCAATTGATATAACTTACGAGGTAAGTATTGTATGTACTAAATTCAGAGATTTAAATAAATTCAATCAAATAGTACTACAGAAATTCTCATCACGTCAGGCATACACAACAGTGAAAGGTCATTATGTACCAATTGTATTGGATAATATTGAAGACAACACACCCGTTGAATTAGATTCTCGTAGATTTTACGTTCAAAATTATAGATTCGTTTTACTCGGTTTTTTAATTGATGATCAAGAATTCGAGGTTAAACCTGCGGTGAGTAGATTATTCTTAATGAATGAATTTATTCAAAGTAATAATTACGAAAAGAAATATCTCACTAAAAATTTAGAAATATCTGTTGCCACGTTCACTGCTGATGGACTTCAAACAGTATTCAGTGTAGGAGAAACCATAGGTATTTTATTTAATGTTTCAATAAATGGTCTTGTTCAAGAAAGGGATATTGATTTTTATCATGTCGCACTGACCTCTAAAATTACATTCGTTGAACCTCCAAGAGAGAACTCAAAGGTAACCATCACTTATTATAAAGGTAGGTCAAGTGTCTTTGTTGATAGTGAGGGTAACGTTAGACAGGTATCTACCGAATACTTCACATATGATGGATCATCAGTATCATTCACCACGACTAATAATATTGATAGTGTAATAAGTTTAGATATTAACGGTCTTTTACAAGAAGAAGGGGAAGACTTTGATATTTCTTCAGGAACTGAAATTACTTTGAAAGGGACACCGAGAATTGGAGCAAGAATTGGTGTGACTTATCTATTCTAACTATTCACCATATAGGTCCTTTTTTCGATCAGTACAATACTTATCCACCCACATTTCCACGACCTTATAAATCTTCATACCATGTTCATCACAGTATGACTTTAGTTTATCATGGTGCCTATCACTGATTTTAAGGTTTTTTGTTTTTCGAATACTCATAAAGATAAAAAAGGATACAATTATATCTTTAAATATCTCAAAATAAAAAAGTTGAGAAATCTTTACTAAAAACAAAGATATTTATATAAAGACAATAAAAAAATATAACTCAAGTAATCGATGGCAAATTCAAACAGAGTATTCGTTTCTCCGGGTGTGTATACATCAGAGAAGGATCTAACGTTCGTAGCTCAAAGTGTAGGTGTAACTACCTTAGGTTTGGCGGGTGAAACTATTCAAGGACCCGCATTTGAACCAATTCTAATAAGAAATTTTGATGAATTCAAAACCTATTTTGGTCCTACCTCCCCTGTAAAATTTTCAGATGGTAACCCTAAATATGAATTAGGATATGTTGCAAAATCATACCTACAAGAATCAAATCAACTTTTCGTAACGAGAGTTTTAGGTTTAACAGGATATAAACCACTAAAAACTTTCGGGATTAAAACATTAGGAGGAATTACTGTAGATTTAGATACGTTAACTAATTCACAGGTTAACAGTTTATCAGGTGCTACACCAAACGCGAACACGGATTTAAGTATCGCAGGGTCAGCATTCTACAATGATTTATCTGACAAAACAGCAAACGACGGTACATCAATCCCTGATTTTATAACAGGATTAACGGTACAAGACGGAACATGGTTCACAATCGGTCATGTAGATGGGAATGATACTGCATCATTAACCGACTCATTACAAATCACAGGACCTATTGGTAGTAACTCAAATAATAATTGGTACAACACATTCTTTAAGGAGGATGGTTTAGGAAATATAGATGGTGTTTATTCATACTTGTTTGTGTGGAGCACAGCAAATAATGGATGGGACATTTCACAATATGAGTGGTCTGCGGAAGTAAACGCCGACTATGACAATATGATTGTATTGGCATTAAGATCGAGAGGTTCGTATGATGGTGAATCATTAGAACTTGAAGTTACGGGCAATACCGATATAACTATTTCATCTACTGAAATCGGATCTAATCCTCTTGGTGAATTCACATTAACTGCGGTTGGATCAACAAGTGGTTCTAAAACATTCACATGTTCTTTAGATGTTTCATCAACAAAGTATGTATCTAAAGTATTGGGTAGTGATGTTTTTGATAAGAAAAAAGGTGAATTCCCTGTTTATGTATTCGAGGAATACCCTAACCTATTAAAATCTTTACACGATTTAGGTTTAGTAAGAGGTTTATCTACTGATGTTGTGTATCACGATGTCGACAATGACTTCTTAAATCAGTGGGATACCCCCGCATCACCAACCATCGTATCGGAAGTGAGAGGTGGTACTGTTTCAGATCTATTTAGTATCGTAAGTATTTCTGACGGTGACGCAGCAAACAATCAAGTAAAAATACAAATCCAAAACATTGATATTGAAACGGGCGAATTTGATTTAATCGTTAGAGATTTCAATGACACTGATGATAATATGTCAGTACTTGAGAAGTTCTCAAGATGTTCAATGAATCCTGATTTACCGGGGTACATTGGTAGAAAGATTGGTACATCAGATGGTGAATACGAACTAAGATCTAAATATATTATGTTGAACTTAGCGGAAGATCACCCTGTAGATGCATTCCCTGCTGGATTTAAAGGATTTACTTCAGATCTTTTAGGTACAAGTAAGATTGGTAATATATTATATAAAACCAAATACAATGATGCGGGTGATGTTATTGGGTACTCTTCTTTAGGTGAACCTGAATTAACAAACGGTGATAAAGTAAGAAAGGTAACTTTAGGTTTATCAAGTCAAATTGGTTTGGATTCTGATTTATTCCACTATAAAGGAAATGCGGCGTCTCAAACTTCACATGGATTCCACTTATCAGTTAATGCACCGACAGGTTATAAGACAACACCTTACGATTTAGAAGGTGCGGATAAAGGAAAATTAGATTCAAAATCATTTAGAAAGTTCACATTGGCAGTATGTGGTGGTTTCGATGGATGGGATATCTACAGAGGTACAAGAACTAATGGAGATGGTCACATTTTCGGTAAGAACACTTATGTAAGTGGACACACAACCAACGGTGGTGTATTCAGTTCTGCAGTGGGTAATTCAGATTACTACGCATACTTACAGGCAATTGAAACATTCTCTAACCCTGAATCAGTAGATATTAACATCTTCGCAACACCGGGTATTGATTTCTATAACCACAGTTCATTGGTTAATCAGGCAATCGATATGGTTGAAGGTGATAGAGCGGATTCATTATATATTGTAAACGCACCTAACACGTCAGATGTTGATGAAATTATTGATCAGTTAGACACTGTTGATTTAGATACTAACTATACAGCAACCTATTGGCCTTGGATCCAAGTAAGAGATGGGGATAATGCAACTCAATTATACATCCCACCTACAGGTGAAGTTGTTAAGAATATCGCATTGACCGATAACGTTTCTTATCCTTGGTTCGCAGTAGCGGGTTACCAAAGAGGTTTAGTAAACGCAATTAAAGCGAAGAAGAAACTTACTTTGGATAATAGAGATGATCTATACAAAGCAAGAATTAACCCAATCGCAACATTCTCAGATACGGGTACTATCATTTGGGGTAACAAAACCTTACAGGTTAGAGAATCGGCACTTGATAGAATTAACGTAAGAAGATTGTTATTAAGAGCAAGAAAACTTATTTCGGCAGTCGCGGTAAGATTATTATTCGAACAAAACGACGAACAAGTAAGAAATGAGTTCTTAAGATTGGTAAATCCAATTCTTGAATCAATTAAGAAAGAGAGAGGTTTATACGAATTCCGAGTAACTGTATCAAACGATCCTGAGGATATTGATGCAAATACACTAAGAGGTAAGATTTATGTCAAACCAACAAGATCATTGGAATTTATTGATGTAGAATTCTTGATAACACCAACAGGTGCATCATTCGAGAACATCTAAATAATAAAAGGAAAAGGGAGAGTCGTAAGACCCTCCCCTATCCAAAAGTAAAAATTGAGATGACACCCGGTATACTGGCTAATTATAATAGCAACTTTAATTATTTATTTAATTTTACTTGCTAATATTACCGGGTAACAAAAAAATACGGAAAATTTTTGACAAAGTCAAGTACTTTCCAAAACAAAATAAAAATATTTCGATAAGAGATATATTTATAATAAAAGAATAAAAAGATAACAAATATACAGACATGGCAGATTTATTAATGAAAATGCCGGTTCCTTATGAACCGAAAAGAGTTAACCGATTTATCGTTAGATTCCCTTCAAGTTTGGGTATCAACGAATGGTATGTTACTTCGGCAGCAAGACCGAGTGCAAAAATCAACTCTGTTGAAATTCCTTTCCTAAATACATCAACTTACGTTGCAGGTAGATTCGTTTGGAATGAATTAAGAGTTAAATTCAAAGATCCAATTGGTCCTTCAGCATCTCAAGCGTTGATGGAGTGGTTCAGACTACACGCAGAGTCTGTAACAGGTAGAATGGGTTACGCTGCGGGTTACAAGAAAGACATTGAGTTGGAAATGTTAGACCCAACAGGTGTTGTAGTTGAAAAATGGATTCTACAAGGAACATTTATCACTGATTTGAACTTCAACGAATTAGATTACAACAACGATGCACTTGCAACTATCGATTGTACATTGAGAATGGATAGATGTATCCAAGTTTACTAAGAAAAAAATCTGTCTAATATTTATAAGGGAACTCTTAACGGGGTTCCCTTTTTTATTTTAAATAAACTTTACTTTTTGATATTTAATGTATACATTTTAACTATATGGAAGACAGACCTCAATATGGGATAGACCCAACAATTGCATATGATGTAGTTGAATTACCAAGTAGGGGACTTATGTACCCTTCAAAAACCAAGGCACTTAAGGTTGCGTACCTAACTGCTGCGGATGAGAACATCTTATCCTCACCAAACTTGGTTGCAAAGGGGGATGTGATTACTGAATTACTTAAAAGAAAGATTCTTACTAAAGAAGTTCCTGTAGAGGAATTAACCGTAGAAGATCAACAAGCAATCTTAATTTTTTTAAGGAACACCGCATTTGGACCTGAACTTAAATTAAGTCTTAAAGATCCTAAAACGGAGGAGGTTTTTGAACATACAGTTGACTTGTCTGAATTAACATATAAAGAATTCAACCTCAAAGAAGACGAGAATGGTGATTATCCATATAGAATGGAAAAATCGGGTGTCGATGTTACCTTCAATTTTCTATCCAATAAAGACGAAGAAGAATTAAGTCTGATAGAAAGGAATTGGAATGGTTTAGGAAACCCACCAATCGTAACGAAGAGATTGGAAAAATTAATTAAATCTGTTGCGGGTAATCCTGATCCTATGAACATTAGGAACTTTATCGAAACATTACCTATTCTTGATTCTCAAAAATTCAGGAAATATATTGCAGATAACAAACCCGGTGTCGATTTGACACAACAAGTTATAGCCCCGTCAGGAGAACAAGTCACTTTTAGAATCGACTTTGGGGTTGACTTTTTTCGCCCTTTCTACGGACTATAAAAGCGCGCAGTATACTGAAATCATTTTCTTAGTTAAAAAGGGGTTTACCCACAGGGATGTTCTTGAGATGCCCACTTATTTAAGGAGATACTATGTAGAACGAATTATCGAGTTGGAAAAACCTTCTGATTAGGTATTTATATAGTATGAATGAGAGAGATCTAAGGAAACTTTATGAATCCACCGGCGGAGACGCCGCAGATTACGATTCGTGGAAACGAAGTAATAAGAATATCATACAAAAACTATCAAACCAAAACGATAGTGGTGGTAGTGGTAGTAGTGGTAATTCAAATAATAACCTTGGTAAAGGGTTTGGGGAGACTCTCATGGAAGGGTTCGGTAACATATTAAAAGGAGGTCTCAGACAAACATCAGCACCCCAAGGTCCTGATTATCTAATGGACACCGTAAATGCTATAACTACTCAGAAGAGTGGTAATATAATAGAGAAAATCGGTACTGTCCTTGCGGAACTTGGAACTAAGGCGGTTGCTGACTACGCCGCGGAACAAAGTTACCTATTAACTGAAGTTAATGAAAAGTTAGGTCTAACAGGGACACTATCAGAAGAGTTTAGAGAAGAAATCACAAGAGCCCAACCCGCACTTATAAGGTTAGGAATCCCTTTTGATGAATTAGTTGACTCGGCAAAAGAATTAGTGGACACCACAGGTAGGTTTGCCTTAGTTGGTGCTGATATGTTAGTACGTGCGGGTGAAATAGCACAAGCCTACGGTATGGATATGGCAGAAATTGTTAGTTCATATTCAGAATTTGAAAAGGTTGGTATAGGGGCATCACAGGCACAAGAATCTATCGCAGATGCGGGTGAGAGATCATTAGAATTAGGACTCCAATCTAAAACCACTATTAAGGGTATTAGTGAAAATATAGAAAAATTAAATCAGTACGGATTCCAAAATAGTGTTGAGGGGTTAGAAAAGATGGTTCGTAGGGCCACTGAGGTTAGAATGAACCTACAAGATGTATTTAAAGTGGCCGATCAGGTATTTGATCCCGAAGGTGCGTTAGAACTATCTGCAAACCTACAAGTTTTAGGTGCCGCCTTTGGTGATTTTAACGATCCGCTTAGGTTAATGTATATGGCAACCAATGAGGTTGAGGGATTACAAGGTGCATTAGAAGGGGTTTCCAAAAATTTAGCAACCTATAATACTGAGACCGGTGCGTTCGAAGTGACGGGGGCGAACCTTAGACAAGCAAGGGATATTGCGAAAGCGTTGAATATGGATGTCAAAGACCTTACTCAGACCGCAATCGCACAACAGGAAAGAATGCAAGCGAGTCAGATGATGTCAGGTTTAGGGTTAAGTGAGGAACAAGAAGAATTCTTAACCAACATCGCCAGAATGAAGGACGGTAAGATGAGTATTGCACTTACAAGTCCTGAATTACAAAAACAGTTTGGGGGTGCAACTGCAATATCATTAGATAAGATCGATCAAAGTGTTGCTAAAACACTACTCAAATACCAAGACGAGTTTAAACAAATGTCCGAAGGTGAAATTGTTAGAAGACAAGCAACCGCGGTTGAGAACATTAATAGAGATGTTAATTACTTAGTAACCTTAGCGAGACTAAGGGCTGCGGGTGTTGCGGACAATCAAATTGAAAAGTTAGTTGGGATAGATGCGAAGGACACGGGACAAAACATAAGTGATATTATTGGTATGAGTACTGATAAATTAGTAGAGAGTTTTGGTCTTGAAGGAAGTGCGGTGATTCGAAAAATCCAAGATAAATTAGGGACCACTGAACAAATAAAAGAACAAGAAGAAAGAAGAAAACAAGTTCAGGGAACAACAACTCAAACAACAACGAAGGTTATCCATGAACACAATGTAAAAAGTGACCAAGTCGTAGGTTCTTTCCAAAAACAATGGACATTAAATCCTGAACAGTGGATAGTTGACAATAGTAGGTCATATACATCAAATAATTAATGATGGATTTACACATCAATCTATTTATATAAAAAAGATAATATGCCGAGTTATTTAGATTTCAATTCAACGTCACAGTTTAGGGACAGTATATTGGCAAGGACGTTACAACAACCAAACGGTCCCCAAACATTTACGTCTTCGGCATACTCTGTAGAAAACCTAAGAGATCAACCCAATATTGATCCCGGTGAGGTAGATACTAACTTACAAACATATCTTGCAATTCCCGATACAAGGAACACTTTTACTGCAGACAATTTCGACACAGTTGAAACATTAAGAGATTTAACTCGACTTGAGGATCTTGGTTTGTATCCTTATTTCACACAAGGTTCATATGGTAATTTCATTAGTATTATGACTACTGACAACTATGATCAGGAGTCAAATATGATGAAGTTCGCAGCAAGACACATTAGGGAAAACGAACAAGGACCCGTACTTGCAAGAATTACACAGAATTTAGTCGCAGCAACTTACGGTAGAGTAAGACTTATAGATGCGTTAGAAGGTAATACCGCAACGGCAATAAACCTTATCACAGGTAAAGAAAGTTTAGTAGAAAAGAACTATAAGATTACAGTTGCGAAAACCCTACCCGGAAAGGCAATTGATTTTTTACAAACAGTTGCGGGGGTTGAATTCCCGTGGAGTGAAATACCGGGTGATTATTTAAGCAATCCCGCAAATCCTGTCAATTATAGGCCCGAGGCACAAACAACCGCGGGACAAATTATACAAGACATTACAGGGGTATTAGGTTCATTAATTGGTATCCAAAGAAGACCTAAATTGAGTGCTAAACCATCTGATCTAATGATAGATTATATGGGTTCAGGACAAAAAGATGTTTTATTTGATAATTTAAGATTCTCAAGATATGCACCTGACTATTCCAAATCAGCAAGGTCACAACAATCATCAAAACTATTTAACTTCCCTAATGTAGTTGGGGATGCGATAAACGACGTTCTTGGTTTAGGTGCACCAACTCAAGGGGCGTATATAGGTGATGATAGAGGTGAAGACGTTAAATATGCGATGGGGGACTTCAACGACAACATCGTAAGAAGTAGTTACTATCTAAGTTTAATGTTTGATCCTGTTCAGACTCAGTTATTTGAAAGACAAAGACCGATCACTCAGGGAGGACCTATAGGTGGTAATTTAACATGGTACAGCACCAAATCACAAAATAAATTAGGTGAGGGTAATGCGGAATATAATTTTGAAAGATCTCAATTAGAAGATAGTCTCTCCACAAGATACAATTTCAGAAGTGATTCTATCATGGGTAAAACCCAAGAGTTAATTGAGACTATGCCATCTGATGGTGGTGCCGCAAGATCACACGTTGCAAACGCAATTGATCAAACGAGTAGAATTTTTAGAGAGGGTAATACAATGATATCTCGAGGTTCTGCGGTCAAGTATGTTGATAAATATGGTCAAGAAACGGGTGTTGAATATTGTAGGGTTTGGACAAAAGATGATCCATATATGAATATGTCTGACACAATGAAGAGAACGGGTAATATTAGGAAGTTCGATTCGAGTGTAATGACAAAACCATGGAACCTAAACATTGCACCAATGTCCAATGGTCAAGGTTCTTTCGAGGGATCGACAAATATTGTTAAACAAGGTGATTCCTATGTTGCTAAAAAATACATGTTCTCTATTGAGAATTTAGCGTGGAAGACATCAACACTACCGGGTTATACATATAGTGATTTACCATATTGTGAAAGAGGACCTAATGGTGGTAGAGTAATGTGGTTCCCACCATACGACATTAAAGTAAATGAACAGAACAATGCGAGATGGGAAACAAATACATTTTTAGGAAGACCTGAACCGATATATACCTATCAACAAACAGAGAGGTCGGGTCAGATATCCTTTAAAGTGGTTGTCGATCACCCAAGTATATTAAACTTATTGGTACAAAAAGTATTCAAAGGAATGTCCGATGAAGAATCGGAAAACTACATTAATGCGTTCTTCGCGGGATGTGAGGAGGTGGATTTTTATTCTTTAATTAGAACATATACCACTTTAACAAAAGACGACCTTAGTAGTATTAAAAGATGGTTAGAGGGTGGTAATGATCAAGAAGAGATTTTAAAATACAAAATTGAAACGGAAGATTTGGGTGAAGAAAAACCCGATACGAGTCCACAACCACAACCAAAAGAGGCACCTGTTAAAATGAACTTATATTTCCCTAATGATTTCCCAAGGATAGGGAATAGTCAGGTTCAATCACCAACAACATACGAACAGGAATATGAAAATTATAAAAATATGTTTGAGGATGGGAATGGCAACATTGACCAATCTAATGGGACATATTTTAAAGATTTAGATAATGGTTTAAATCTTCTTTTCTCGGGTAGTGAAACGGCCACCAAGAAAAACGATAAAAAGGTAATATTTGGTAGAACTGACGTTACAGGAACAACAGACGATTATCAACTCGTTAAAAGTAAAATCGAAAGTGCATACAATACTTTAAAAAAGGATTATAAGAGTTATACAGATAAAACAGACGAACTTGTTTCAAGGATAGAGAAAGGTGAAATTAAAGATATTAAGGTACAAATATTTTCGAGCACCTCTTCAATCGCGGGAGATGACTATAACGTAAAATTATCACTTAGGAGGGCACATAGTATATATAAAGATGTTGTAAGTAGGATAGCTAAAAAAACAACTGATATTGATTTTACTACCACAACACCACCCTCAGGTACTGAAGTGGTATCGGGGGGTACGACATATACGTTTGAGAAACTTGGATACGAAGGCGTGGAAGGGTCTTTAAGTGTACTATATAAGGGTGTGGGAGAAAATGCAACTACCAATGAAAGTACATTTGGTGGTGGAGATGTTAACATTGATTGTCACACAGATGAAATCCAATCAAATAGCCCACTAAAAAGAACTGCACCACCCACATTCTACTGTAGACACGGGATAGTTCAGTTCGATGTGAAACCCGCAGACGTTATACCTGATATTGAAAATAAGATTAGAGTTAAGGTAACTCCCGATCCAATCACACCACCGAAACAGAAACCTCGTATCGATGAAATGAAAAAGATAATCATGAAGACATTGTCTGAGTGTTACTATTTCAAAGTAATGGAGGAAGATTCACCCGTAACATTTAAAAGTTTAACAGAGAAATTAAAATATTTTCACCCCGCATTTCACTCAACAACACCTGAAGGTCTTAACTCAAGACTAACTTTCTTATTACAATGTGTTAGACCGGGTGATACTATACCATTAAAAGGTATTGCGGATAATAATGACATAAACGCGAGGAATACAAGTTTTGGACCACCACCAATTTGTGTGGTAAGGATTGGTGATTTCTATCACTCCAAAATTGTTGTAAGAGACGTAAACATCAATTACGATGATGGTGTATGGGATATGAATCCTGAAGGTATTGGGGTACAACCAATGATTGCAAATGTTACGATGCAAGTTAACTTTATTGGTGGTCAAGGACTTGAAAAACCTGTTGAGAGATTACAGAATGCATTATCATCTAATTTCTTCGCAAACACAGAAATGTATGACCCAAGATCTGTAAGTACCAATAGTACAATTGACGGTCAAGACGCAGCAGAATTTACTAAAGAATTTTTAGAGAGTTTACAGAAGGCCGGACCGTCAAGTCAAACACCCAACCAACAACAAATAGGAAGTGAAAACGAAATAACACAAGGAAAATACATAGGTGGATCGGGAGAGGAACTTTCTTACGGAGAACTCATTTCATCTTTGGATGATGTCGAGGGATACTTTGAAACCTATAAGACGACATATAACGACGTTTTAACATCTTTTGGACCACAAGTACACTCATTAGTTTTTTCACCTAACTACAGGTCTATAAACAAGTATGATGTGTACACAACAAATACAAGCACGAGAGAGATAACTATGTTTGGTGAATTTGATCCAATAAGGAACAGTTTTGATTTCATGGTTAACGACACCAAAGCAAAACTTAATGCCGCAATTAATGATTTGGATGTTTCCACTATGATGAAATTTGACAGGTTCCTTTCATCGGATAAGTTGGAAAGATCAAACTACATCTTAAGGGAAAAATTAACTGAGTTGGTTGAGAGTAAGTTAGATGAATTAATCTCATTATCATCTTTAAAAGATCTCGCTTCTAAAAGAAATAAAATTATATCGAGTTTAGATAAACTAAACTACCTCACAAAATACGTTAGTGATGGTAAAATTGATGATGGTAACGGGACACAAGCGGATTTATCAGGATTTACTTTCAGTTCTTTATATGAACAATATGATCACATAATTGACTACTTCGATAAAAATTATGACGAGTTCGAAAAAGACTTAGATACATCAGTAGATTTTACTTCACTTGGGAATATGGGCATCACTACACTAAGTGAAATTTTATCTGTATTATTATACGGAAAAGAGGAGGAGATTAAGAACATTTATAAAGAAGATACAACGATATTCCCACAAAAGATTTTTAACAAAATCTCTAAGAAAATCGATAACTTCTTTGAAGAAACAAAAGAAGAGAGGATTAGACTTAAGAAGTTTAAACCTAAAAAGAATGAATCTCCATCGAACTTCGGTGTAGTGGAAGAGATTGAAATATCATCACCATCCACACAACTTGATGAATTGATAAAAGTACATTCAAGTAAAGTAACACTTGGTACTAAACTAAATTTCTATAAACCATGAGTAGAGAATATTTCAACAGATACGAGTTTTTCGAGACTGATGGTGACTTTAAAATAGTACCGGGTATCGAGATTCCAATCAGATCGACAGATAAGTATGTACAATACAAAAAAGGAAAGGACAGATTAGATAAGATATCTCAGGAATATTATGGAAGTCCTGTTTTTGGGTGGTTGATTTTACAAGCGAACCCTAATGCAGGAAGTATCGAATTTGAGATACCTAATAATTTTGTTTTAAGAATACCGTTTCCTTTGGTCGCTACTTTACAAGAATATAAAAAGGCGGTAGAGTTGTACAACTTATATTATGGCGAGGACTGATTCCACAGAAAGTGAAAACATTTTAGTTAAGGTCGATCAGAACAATCTGATTTTTGTCGACCCAAACTCTGTTGTGAATAATGGGGTTGTAGAACCTCGTGGAACAAACGCAGAAAACTTTGTCTACTATGTAAATCTCGAAGCGGATCTCATCCCAAGAACATCACTTAATAGTTCAAATAATGGAGGAGGAACACTAACTTCGATTGCGAAGGGAACACTGAATCTTTTACAGAATAAAAATGGTGAATACTTAGACACTTCGTGGACAGATTTATACACTAACCAAAATTCAGGTAGGAGAGACGATAATGGTAATCGACTAAAAGACATAGACCAAAGTGGTCAGTCTTTTGGAATGACAAGTGTTCAAATAGAGGTTAAGGGTGCAAACTTTATACCATACGTCAATATTAATTTTGTCGATGTAAGAGGTAAAGTCCTTTTTGACGCACCTAAACAATCACCTTACGGTGCGTTTTTCCACATTCCATGGCCTGTTTTCTATCTAACCGTTAAAGGTTTTTATGGGAAGGCGGTAAGGTACAGACTACACTTAGTTAGTTTTAATACCTCATACAACGATTCAAACGGAAACTTTGAGAGTAACGCCAAATTCGTGGGATCAACCTACGCATATCTTAATGACATATCCTTAACATCTGTTTTAAATGCTCCCTATATGTACGGTATTGAAATACCAACTAAGGGTAAAACAAATGAAGACACAGGAGAAACCGAAGTCAAACTTTCTAAATCGTCAAGGGGATACCAAACTATGTTATCTGTTTATCAAGAGTATAGAAGAAAAGGTTTGATAACGATACCTGAAAATGTTAATCCAACACTAAGAGAGTTGATTGCAAAGGCAAAAAGACTTGACCAATTACTTGAAAAAGAAATTTTTGGGGAAAATGGTATTGTGGACATGAAACTTTTTGGATTGGTAAAGGAGTTTGATGATAAGATAGTTGATTTTGCGTCTACCGTACAATCGTGGGGAACAACCAATGTCACTAAAGAATATCAATTAGTTGATGACATACCATTTTACTTTTTGAATAAACAGGTCGGAGGTAACACCAAAACAATTGTTGGTGATACAGGTGGAACATTGGAGTCCATACTAAAATCAAAATCCAAAGAAATAAAAAAGATACAACAGGCAATAACTGACTTATTAAGAAGTAAATCAAATAAAAATAAGTTTAACAATTTCAATGTTAATCTTCGAAATCCTGTAAGTGATGTTAGTCTGTATTATAAAACAGATTTAAACGGTAAGATAGGGGTTTCAATGGGTCAAATCTTTGATGATATATCAGAAATCGCATCTTCATTTAATAAGGAAAAGAAAAGATTACAAGACAAGGTAGAGGAAACAATGAATACCATTATAAAGAGTAGTAGTAATGGGGGTCTTGGTTTTGAACCAACAATACGAAACATCTTTGGTGTTATTTTGGCAGGTGCCGACACTTATGTCAGGTTAATGAGTAATGTCCATTTCAGGGCATATAATGTCAGAGATACAAGAAGGGATCTGTTAGTTGGGTTTAGTAATGAATCAACTGAGGAAGGTGCAATTTATCCGTGGCCCGAAGTGAAAAAACAAAGTGCCGATTCCACAAAGGTTCTCGCATACCCCGCAGATCAGGATTTAATTAGAAAATTAAATTCGGATAATGCAACGTTATGGCCTGAGGTTGAATTTGTTGAGGAGTACATGGCGGTCTCACAACAAATAACAGACAATTTAGCGGAAAAGGAAAGAACTTTCGATAAGACAACTTTTACCTTTGATAGTTCTGCGTCGGATGAAAATCAAATTAAAAACATATCTACGTTTAATACATTAACGGATTATTTCCCATACACAGATAAAATATTTGCATCTGTCATTTACGAAATTATGGAAAGAGCGAGGTACATGACTCTTTTCGACACTTTTACTAAAGACACTGTTTTACCTGAATTGGCAAAACATGAGTTTAACACATTGAATGAGAGGGTAAAGGAAGATTATTTCATTGTCGATGTACTACGAGAAGTAACTACGGTTGGGAAACTAAAAGAGTACTTACAAGGTTTCTCACCCTTTGAAAGATATCCATATTATGAAGATGGTATCCCCACAATTCCATACATGAGAGACGGGATTAATGAATCATTTATTTTAGATGAATATGGGGGTCCTGACAGTAATACTTTAGACGATCAATACCCAAAACTAAGTAGTGACTTACTTAATTATGAAGTAGAGGATTATAGGGTAAATATGTACCCATATAATTCTCAGGAATACTTGGGATATATAGGTAAAACAACACTCACTAAAGGAGATTTAAATATTAAAGATACGTTTGTTGTTGACACATCTAATGGATTCATATCATCACCAATAAAACCGAAAGAATGGATTAACACTGTTTACCATAGCAATATGTTCACCAACGTGAATATCGATGGGAACACAACAAGTATGATTAATACCCCTTATTTCCATAAGGCGGTATATGAAGATTTCTTCCAATCAAATGCGAAGGGTAAATATGCAAAATCATCTTATCTCTTATTAAACTCCCTTCCTTTCTATGATTTGGATCAGGAGATTAAATTAGGGGGTAATAAGGTTAGGATGTCAAACCTCTTTAGAGAAATTGGTTCGTCACACTATATACCATACCACTTAATCTTAAAATGGGGATCAATATATCACAGATATAAGAAGTACATTCTTGAAGGTGTGGATATAATGGATAATATAACAACCCAAATTGATGGGGGTGAATACTTTGACAACAATCTAAATCTAACATTCACAGGAATTACAAGGTCCAACCAAACAGATATTGGACTACATCCATATTATTCATCGATATACCATCAAGTGGTTAATGGGTATTTGTACTATGACGTAACAGATACCACTTCTAATTCGTTTGAAAATTCAATCACTAATAACATACTAAAGATTAGGTCCTTCAAGGTTGGTGACTTTAATTACTATAATTCTTTTGTTGATAATAGTAGGTATGATGTTGATGATAAGAGATATACGATATTACCGTCTCATGGACAAAAAATAAGGGTTTCTTCGGTAAATGGACAATACCCATACTCAACGGACTTTGGTATTGGTGAACAATTTAATTTCAACGTAGATTGGGTTGAGGATCACAAAGATGAATTCCAATTTGATACGGTCACATTCCCATCGTACAATCAGAAATTGGTGTCGACCAATAATACCATATCCATAGAATCAAATACGAAAAAGGTAATCGATTTAATTGCAACTTTTGACCCTTACATATTAGATGAATTCGAAAGTGCATTCTTAGAGTTCTCAACTGAAGTTGTGGACACTCAGGTTGATCTTAGTAGATACCCTAATATGACATACAACAGATTCCAAAATCTTTTAAAGGAACTTGTTACCGTTGAAAAAGTTGATGGGGACGATTTAACCAATCTTGAGACAATTGAAAGAGCAATATCAATTAGACAGGAAAAGAAACAAACAACGATAACGAGTAACATTCTTAGTGGTAATAACTTAATGAAGTTGACCATAACAAACCCTAAGGAATTGAACTTAGAGAAATTAAATTCATATGTCGGTGTTTCTGAAAGAACTGTAAATGGTGAGTTTAATGTTAGTCAATTAACAAATAACACTAAATACATTGAACTATATCTCGGAGAAGACATGGATGGGTATTACCAAGAATTCTTCTCAGTGAGTAATATTGAGTTAAGTGAGGATAATGTCTTATCACACAGACAAATTATTCAGACTTATGCGGGTTGGAGACAATCGGGGGAACAACCAAGTAGAACAAACTTTGAGGAATACTTAAGAACAGAAATACTTGTACCACATGAAGAAAGACTATCCATGTTCCTTAATAGATTACTATCAAGAATGAGTGGTTTAGAGAGGGTACAGGATAAAAATAATAATCTTGGTATCATTAAAAGTTTCGGTCAGGACCCACTTAAGTTAGAGGTCTACAATAATTTTAAATTATTTAATGATAGATGGACCGCAGGTAACTCGTTAGGTCAGAGATTAATAATGGAAGAGTTCTTATTCTTAGATAAGGCAAATAGAGATATCGGAAACGACCTTTTCTTCGATGTTAAGAAACTCATACCATTAGGAATGCCAGAAAGTCAAAACTTAAGATTATATAACGCAATTTCCCAATTACTATCGAGAAACAATCTTGACATACGTCCACTACCTTCATACGTGAATTTCTATGGTAATGATACAAGAAGAGGTAAAACTAAAACCTCAAGTGATGTGGCATCACTACTATTTGGTAAGTTCTTAGATGTTGATGTTGAATACTCATTACCTAAGATTATCATTCAATATGTGGGTAAACCATCATCACATGTTGATGCATCATCGATTAACAAAGACTATAAATTCAAAAATGACACATTCAACGTTGGGGGTACTAATGACAACCCTGTATTAATCACAGATCCTAACTATTTTGAAAGGGAGGACATTAAAAATTCAAATAAGGTTGTTGCCTTTGAAGTGAGTTTTGGTGATCAGAATCAAGGGATTTTTAAAAGTATCAAGTTGGATCAATCTCAATTTAAATCCACATTCGAGAGTAACCTCGCCATTGAGAATACTGCGAGATCTGAATCGGGATCGGGTATTACACAAGTGGACACACAACTATATGACATATATAAAACAAGATCATACAGTTGTTCTGTTGAAATGATGGGTGACGTGATGATACAACCCACAATGTATTTCCAATTAAAGAACGTACCACTATTTGAAGGTGCATATTGGATCGTTGAGGTTTCACATAGAATAGAGAACAATAACATTACTACGAGTTTTACGGGGGTTAGAATGCCAAAAGATGGTTTACCTAATCCTAAAGATTCGTTCAGTGCGTCATATAGAATATTATATGATAAGATAATGAACAGTGCACTTGCGAAAATCAAGGCACAAACGGAATTGGAGTCGGATAAAGACATTACAAATGGACCAAAATTAAAAGAAACCATTACTATACCGGGTGAGGTTAAAACATCAGATAGTGGTGTGACTGAATTTGCAGTCCCATTCAATGGATATAACGGTAACCAAACAATAGAGAAGGTTAAGTATAAGGGTCAAATTTGGTATAAAACGAGGGTAACTAAGATTAATGAAAATACACCTAATACATTGGCATTACCTCTACTTATAACGAATAGTGGTCGTTTAGTTAATCCATCTAATATGAAGTACACCAATATTACCCCGAACAGTAATTATTATTACTTCTTAGATTTTGATAAGAAGAAGGTACAGACGGGTAATATTCCTGAAGATCTTGTTTTTAATTGTAAAACTGATTTCAAAAACCCATTAAACGGTAGGACTAAAACTGTTGATTCCGATGCCCAATTAAATATCTCTGTAGGGGATCCATATATCGAAGGACCCGTGGATGTTAATAGTGTGACTATTAGTGATAGTAGTGGTACAAAGGTTATTACGGGTATGGGGATGTCACCTAAACTTATGAAAGACTTAAGACTACAAGAGGGTGATGTTGTTTACTTTGACATCAGACAATAAACATTCTGAGGACAATTACTAAAAACTTGATATTTATAGTAAAAAGATATTATGGATAATTTAAAAGTTGGATCGGCATTAGATAATTTCTTAGGTAATAAGAGAGTAAAAAACCTTAATGAGGAAGGTACCGAACAAGAAGTATGTGACATGAACACAGGTGAATGTTACGTTATCCGAAGTAAAGATGGTCTTGTTGAGAGAATTAATAAAAAATACATAACCGAAGACGGTAGACAATTATTAAGTGATTAATTATGAACTTAGAACAAAAACTACAAGAGGAATTGGCGAGACATCATAGTATTAACAACTATGGTAAGAAAGTCATCAGCGAACAGGAAGAAGTAAGTCCTGAAGATATTCCAACAGGGGATGATCCTATTGAGGACATTCCTGCAATTGAAGAACCTGCGGGAGATGCTCCTGTGGAAGATGTACCGGCAGAAGAACCTGCGGGAGATGCACCGGTTGAGGGTGGTGAAGGTGACTTCGATGTGGAAGAGATCGACATCACTGATTTAGTGAATATGACTCAGAACATCAAAAACGAACTTGATGCTAAGAAATCAGACAATGACGAAGTAGTTGGTAAAATGGGTGACCTATTCTCTAAGTTAGATGATTTAGAAAGTAAGTTGTCACAAATGGACAATGTAATTGCAAAGATTGACGGTCTTGAAGGTAAGGTTGAGAACATGAAAGAACCAACCCCACAGGAAAAACTTGAGATGAGGTCTTTGGATTCATATCCTTTTAATCAAAAACCTTCAGAGTTCTTTTCTCAGAAACAACTCGACATGCAGGCAAGTGGTAAGAACGAATACGTAATCACAAAACAAGATGTTCAAGATTACAGCGATAAACAAATGAGAGACTCATTTAATATAGAACCTGACGAAGACAATGAAGTTGAGTGGTAATGTCAGAACTTTTTTAGAATTACAATCACAATTAAAAGTCTTGCACTGGCAAACTAAAAGTCATGCTAAACATATTGCGTTTGGTGAGACTTACGATAAGTTGGATGATCTAATCGATAATTTTGTTGAAATTGCGATGGGAATCTACGGTAGGTTTGTTTTAGGTGAGGAAGATAGACAACTAAGTATTCAGAATCTTTCTGATGTGGATGTATTAAGTATGATCAAAACTGTTAGGGTATCTCTTCAGGAGATGGAGATCAACCCTAAAGACACAGACTTACTTAACATCAAAGATGAGATGTTGGCAGAAATCAACAAACTCTCTTATTTACTGACACTTAGGTAATTTTTTTACAAAATATTTCACTTTATGAAGTCTAAGGGGGTTGACTCTTAGACTTTTTTTCTGTATATTTTTATAACACGTTAATAAATTAAAATTTATAATTATGAGCAATTCACTTGATGCGATTTTATCTCAATATGAGAAGAACACGCAACCAGCCGCAAGCGGCAACCAAATGTCGTCTGAAGATCGACTCAAAAGGTACTTCACAACAATTCTACCAAAGGGAGCGTCCAATGGTCAGAAGAGAATTAGAATCCTACCAACCACAGATGGTACTTCACCATTCAAAGAGGTTGAGTTCCACGAAATTCAAGTGGACGGGAAATGGATGAAACTTTATGATCCGTCGCAAGATGGAGAACCATCACCACTTAATGAAGTAAGAAAAACATTACTTGCAACAGGGAGTGAAGATGACAAGAAGTTAGCAAGAAACTACAGAGCAAGAAAATTCTACATCGTTAAGGTTATCGATAGAGAGAATGAAGCAGACGGACCAAAATTTTGGAGATTTAAACACAACTACAAAGGAGATGGTCCATTAGATAAGATTATCCCAATCATTAGAAGTAAAGGTGATATTACCGATACTCAAGAAGGTAGAGATCTTATCATCTCGTTGTCTTTGAACAAAGCACCTAATGGTAGAGAGTATACATCAATTAACTCTATCATTCAAGAGGATAAGTCACCACTACATACTGATTCAGAAGTAGTTAGTGAGTGGGTAAGTCATCCTGATACTTGGAGAGACGTTTACTCTATTAAACCACAAGAATACCTACAGTTAGTAGCGTTAGGTGAAACACCTGTGTGGAGTAAGGAGTCAAGTAAGTTTGTTTCTCAGAATGAAGAGGAAAGTGACTTCGGAGGTGATATTACACCTAAGGTAGCGGTAGAGGATCCACAATTAACACAAGAAGCGGACGACGATCTACCATTTTAATTAAACACGGACCCACCCCAAATAAATTTGACGGAAACGTCGTGGTGGAGTTGATGCCGACTAAGTCGGTCCCTGAGTGGGTGGGTCCTTTTTAAAAAGACAATATGGCAATTAAAAAGAAAGATTTTAAAAGTATTAAATCAAAGTTCTCTAAACAGGCGAAGTTTAAGGCCGACAAGTTCTTTGATTTAGGTGATGCTTTCTTAGATGCTACCGGTTTACCGGGTCCTGCAATGGGTCACATCAATATGTTCCTCGGACATTCTGATACGGGAAAAACAACTGCACTTGTAAAAACTGCAGTGGACGCACAAAAGAAAGGTGTATTACCTGTATTCATCATTACTGAACAAAAATGGGATTTCCCTCACGCAAAATTGATGGGACTCGAAATTGAAGAGGTGGTTGATGAATCGACAGGTGAGATCGAATATGATGGGTTCTTCTTGTTTAACAATGAGTTCCAATATATAGAACAGATCACAGATTACATAAATGAGTTATTGGATGCCCAACAAAAAGGAGAGTTAGAGTATGATCTTCTTTTCTTATGGGATTCGGTAGGTTCTGTACCATGTAAGATGACCTTTGATGGTAAAGGTGGTAAACAACACAATGCATCGGTTCTATCCGATAAAATTGGTATGGGACTTAACCAAAGAGTTTCAGGTTCAAGAAGAGTGGATTCTGAGTTTACAAATACTCTTGTTATTGTAAACCAACCATGGGTCGAACTACCTGATAACCCATTTAGTCAACCGAAGATTAAAGCAAAAGGTGGTGAGTCTATTTGGTTAAACTCAACCTTAGTTTTCAGATTCGGTAATCAAAAGAATGCGGGTACAAATCCAATCTCTGCCGTTAAGGATAAGAGAAAGGTAAAATTCGCAACAAGAACAAAGATTTCTATTATGAAAAACCACGTCAATGGACTTGGATATGAAGATGGTAGAATCATTGTGACCGCACATGGTTTCCTTAAAGGGAAAGATGCCGCGGAGGAGAAAAAGTCGTTGGAAGGTTACAAATCAGAATACTCTGAATTTTGGAAAAACCAACTTGGTATTGAAGGTGATTTTGATATCAAAGACGAAGAATAGAGTGTTGAACCTTTTAAAGGTTAATTAATGTCAGTTTTATTAGTAGACGGAGATAACTTACTTACTATTGGTTTTTATGGAGTAAAAAATTACTTCTATAAAGGAGAACACATAGGTGGTATTTATCACTTTCTAAACGTACTAAGAAGATCTTTTGAAAACTACAGACTTGATAAGATTGTGGTTTTTTGGGATGGAGAAGATGGTGCGGTTACTCGAAGAAAAATGTACCACAAGTACAAAGAAAATCGTCGACAAAGACTTAGAACTGATAAAGAAAAAGAATCTTACACACGACAGAGAAGAAGAATACAACAGTACCTCGAAGAACTCTATGTCCGACAAGGGGAATTTCAGTACTGTGAAACTGACGATTGTATTGCATACTACTCACAGAATAGTCAAGAAAATACGATCGTCTACTCTTCTGATGGGGATCTTACCCAATTAGTTTCAGAACGTACAAAGGTGTATAACCCCTCTCATAGACTTCTTTATGAGATGGACGATAAAATCCTTTACGAACACGAAGAAATCCACATACAGAACGTTAAAATCGTTAAAATGATATGTGGGGATCGATCCGACAACATCGCAGGGATTAAAAATATGGGGATTAAAAAATTCCTTTCCCTATTCCCTGAGTTGAGAGAACGACCAATCACTATTCAAGAAGTGATTGATAAATCCAACAAGATGTTTGAAGAAGACAAAAACAACAAGACAGTAGCGAACCTTCTAACAGGCGTAACCAAGTATGGTGTATTTGGGGAGGAGTTCTTTACTTTAAATGAAAGTATTGTCAGTTTAGACCAACCGTTTCTCACCGACGAGGCAAGAGAAACAATCACCGCTCTTATAAATGAAGAATTGGATCCCGAGGGAAGATCCTACAAGAACACGATGAAGATGATGATGGAAGATGGGTTGTTTACAGTCTTACCAAAATCAGATGATGCGTGGATTAAATTCCTCAACCCCTTTTTACGACTAACCCGTAAAGAGAAAAATAAAAGAGTAATAAAATTTAAAACAAATGAGTAACAACGAAACTACTAAATTAGAATTTTTGTTCACCTTAAGTGGGAACATTATCTGTCAAAGATTCTTTAACGTAAAAGGATATAATCCAAATGTGAGAAAATCTTTAGAGTTAAATGATGAAGTCAAAAAAATTTGTGAAGAAATTGAAGAAAATTTGAAAGAAAAAACTTTGGAATTTCTACACGAAAATCCAAATTATTTTCCCGTTTTCGACCCTTCTAACCATGAAGGTCCGGACACCGAAGAGTACTTCCAATTAGAGATTAAGCAAAATGACGATGTATTTATTTCAAGAGTGTTTCCCGCACATATTTATCACCCTAAGGTGAGATATTCTGTGGACATCAGACCAATCTTAAGAAGAGTACTCGGTGGACTTAGTGAAACCTTCTCTTCTAACGATATAACAACAAAATATTTGAACTACGAACTATTAAAAAATTAAAGTACTATGAGTGAGATGACCTTCGGTAAATTAGGATTCCAATTCCAACAAACATTAATAAAATCAATAATTGAAGACCCAAAATATGGTGAACAGATTATAGAGGTTTTAGAAAGTAAGTACTTTGATAATAATTCTTTCAAATATATTGTAACACACATAAAGGAATACACCGAAACCTATAGGTCCATTCCTAATTACGTGACCCTTAAACAAAAAATTGCAGAAGAGAATTCAAACAACCCACTTGCAGGTAGACTTCATGCGGATACACTACAAAACATTCAAGATGCTCAGGATCCTGTGGTTGGACCAACATACGTTAAAGACAAGTCACTTAATTTCTGTAAACAACAGGACCTAAAAAAAACTCTAAAAAAGGTTAATGAAATCATTGAAAAGGGTGACTTCGAATCATATGATAAAATCACAGAAATGATTGAAGAGTCTCTACAGGTTGGGACATCTGATGACGATATTATTGACATTTTTGATGATGTGGACTTTGCGTTAGACTTAGATCCAAGAGTACCTATTCCAACAGGTATTGACGGTTTAGACGATCTATTAGAGGGTGGTCTCGGTAAGGGTGAGTTAGGTATGATTTTGGCACCAACAGGTGTGGGTAAATCTACTATCTTATCTAAGTTCGCAAATAGTGCGGCCAACACAGGACACAATGTCGTTCAGATATTTTTTGAGGATACAACACAACAGATCAGACAAAAACACATTACTGTTTGGTCAGAGATGAGTGCTAAAGAACAAGTCAAAACTGAAGAAAATAAGGCAATGGCCCTTGAACGATACAAAGAGGCGATTAATCGTGAGACCTTCGGTAACATCAAATTCATAAAAATGCAAAACGGTAACACTACCGTTGGTGACGTTAAAAGAAAACTTTTGAAGTTACAATCACAAGGTTATAAGATAGATATGGTGGTCTTAGATTATGTTGATTGTTTAATTGCTGAAAGAGGTAGAGGATTTGATGAAGAATGGAAAGGTGAAGGTGGTATTATCAGACAATTAGATGCCATGTGTACCGATTTTGACTTCGCATTTTGGACCGCATCTCAAGGTAATAGAGGTTCAATATCGGCGGACATCGTAAATATAGATGATATGGGTGGATCGATTAAGAAAGCACAAACTGCACATATTATCCTTTCAATAGCAAAGACTCTCGAACAAAAAGAAGGTAAGAGAGCGAACCTAACCTTGGTTAAATCAAGAATAGGTAGAGATGGTGTAACATTTAATAATTGTCTCTTCGATAATGAGATGATGAAATTTGATGTAACAGAACAGGATACACTGTTAGGTCACCAACTTAAGAAACAAGAAAGTGGTTTGAAGAGAGCTGCGGAAGTTTACAAAAAATCACAAGGTTTAGAATAATTAACAATTAAATTTTATAAGATGACAGAAAAGATTTTACAAGAAAATCCGGGACGTTTTGTCCTTTTTCCTATTGAACACCATGACATATGGAAGTTCTATAAACAACAAGAAGCATCCTTTTGGACTGCGGAAGAAATTGACTTAAACCAAGACGTAAGTGATTGGGCGAACAAGTTAAACGACGATGAAAAACATTTCGTTAAACACGTATTGGCCTTCTTTGCTGCGTCAGATGGTATTGTTAATGAGAATCTCGCAGAAAACTTCGTTAATGAAGTTCAATACACCGAGGCAAAGTTCTTTTATGGATTCCAAATTGCAATGGAAAACATCCACAGCGAAACATACTCGTTATTGATCGACACATATATTAAGGATACTGATGAACAAAATAGGTTATTTAATGCAATAGAGACGATCCCTGCAATTGAGAAGAAGGCTAAATGGGCACTTAAGTGGATCGAATCACCAAGTTTTGCGGAAAGACTAATTGCGTTCGCTGCTGTTGAAGGTATTTTCTTTTCGGGATCATTCTGTTCAATCTTTTGGTTAAAGAAAAGAGGATTAATGCCGGGACTTACATTCTCTAATGAGTTGATTTCAAGAGATGAAGGACTACACTGTGACTTCGCGTGCCACCTTTATAATAGTCATATTCAAAATAAACTTTCAAACGATAGAATTAAAGAGATTATTCTTTCTGCGCTTGAGATCGAGAAAGAGTTCATCCTCGAAGCACTACCTGTTAGACTGATTGGTATGAATTCAGATCTAATGTCTCAATATTTAGAGTTTGTTACTGATAGGTTATTAGATTCGTTAGGTGTTCCTAAACACTTCAATTCTGAAAACCCATTTGACTTTATGCAAAACATTGCACTTCAAGGTAAAACCAACTTCTTTGAAAAAAGAGTTGCGGAATACCAAAAAGCGGGAGTGAATAACGATACCGAAGAAGACCTTGATTCTGCGTTCGGAGACATGGACTTTTAATACGAATACAGATGAAGGTAAAAAAGAGAGACGGATCGTTAGAAGAAATGAGATATGATAAAATCACAAGGAGAATTTCTGCCTTGTGTTCAGATCTCAATATTGATTATGTTGACCCAACATATATCACCTTAAAAGTTACACAAGGGATTTATGATGAAATATCAACTACAGAATTAGATCAATTAGCTGCGGAGACCGCGGCGTCAATGACAACTACTCACCCTGACTATGCAAAATTAGCGGGGAGATTAGCAGTTACTAATTTACATAAAACAACACCAAAGAAGTTTTCTCAATCGATTAAAGAACTTTACTCTTTTATTGAACCGAGAACAGGTAAAGAATCTTCTTTAATTTCTGACGAACTGTACGACTTTGTTAAGGCGAACAGAGCGGCGATTGATGGTGCAATTGTACAAGAGAGGGATTTTGAATTTGATTATTTCGGATTTAAAACCCTTGAAAGATCATATCTTTTAAGAATTTCTAACAGGATTGTAGAAAGACCCCAATACATGTATATGAGGGTTGCTTTAGGTATATGTAATGGAGACCTTGAAATGGGTCTACGTATCTATGATGACCTATCACAACACTTCTATACACACGCAACACCAACACTATTTAATGCGGGTACAAGAAGACCACAGATGTCATCTTGTTTCCTAATTGGGAATAAAGGTGATGATATTAATGGTTTATTCGATACTGTTAAAGATGTTGCGAATATTTCAAAATGGGCGGGAGGTATTGGCCTCCACGTACATGATGTTAGGGCAAAGGGTTCTTACATTAAAGGTACGGGTGGTGAGTCAGATGGTCTTATCCCTATGATGAAAACATACAACGAAGTGGCGCGATGGATTAATCAAGGTGGTAAGAGAAAGGGTTCTTTTGCTATCTACTTAGAACCATGGCACGCAGATGTATTTGAATTTATTGAATTAAGAAAGAATCACGGTAAGGAAGAAATGAGAGCAAGAGATTTATTCCTTGCAATGTGGACACCTGACCTGTTTATGGAGAGAGTTAAAAATGATGAGGATTGGACTTTATTCTCACCTGATGAAGCACCGGGTCTTTCCGATGTTTTTGATTCACCAAAATCCAAAGACTTCACTAAACTTTATACACAGTACGAAAAAGAAGGAAAAGGAAGAAGATCGGTTAAGGCGAGAAAATTAATGGACGCCATCCTAACCGCACAGATCGAAACAGGTACTCCATATATGTTGTATAAAGATTCTGCGAACGCTAAATCTAACCAACAAAATTTAGGTACTATTAAATCATCTAACCTTTGTACTGAAATTATTGAATACAGTTCACCAACAGAACAGGCGGTATGTAACCTTGCATCTATTGCGTTACCTAAGTATATTGTCGATGGTGAGTTTAATCACCAACTACTGTATGAGTATGTTTATCAGGTTGTTAGAAACTTAAATAACGTAATTGATTTAAACTTCTATCCAACTGAGGAGACTAAACGTTCTAATTTTAGACATAGACCCGTTGGACTTGGTATTCAAGGGTTAGCGGATGTATTCTGTAAACTAAGATTACCATTTGAAAGTGAAGTTGCTGATGATTTACAAACCGAAATATTTGAAACCATTTATTTCGCAGCGATGACATCATCTAAAGACTTATCTAAGGAAGTAGGAGCATATGAGAGTATCTCAGGATCACCAATAGAAAAGGGTGTGTTCCAATACCAAATGTGGGGATTAAAAGATGGTGATTTATCAGGAAGATGGGATTGGAAATCATTAAGAAAAGAAGTGGTTAAATTTGGTGTAAGAAATTCATTATTATTTGCACCGATGCCAACAGCGTCAACAGCACAAATTCTTGGTAACAATGAAGCGTTTGAACCATTTACATCTAACCTATATTCGAGAAGAACTTTGGGTGGTGAGTTTATTGTAATAAACAAACACCTTGTTAAAGAACTTATGGATTCAGGTTTATGGAATGATGAGATCAAGGATAAATTGATTTTAGAAAATGGCTCGGTACAGAACATCCCTGAGATCCCAACTGAAATAAAGGAGATTTATAAGACTGTTTGGGAGATGTCACAGAAACGATTATTAAATATGGCGGCGAGGAGATCTGTGTTTATTGACCAATCACAATCTTTAAACTTGTTCATTAGTAATGCAACTAAGGCGAAACTATTGGCGGCACACTTACATGGGTGGTCATTAGGATTGAAAACAGGTATGTATTACTTAAGAACTCGTTCGGCGGTGGATCCACTTAAAGGGTTGGGTGTGAATACAAGTAAATCACAACCAAAACCTGAGGTACAAAAAGAAGTGGTATCGGAACAAACCGAGAATCCATCACCAACTTCAAATTCACTAATCAGTGACAATAAAGAACTTGAAATGGTTTCACAACCAACTATAAGACCTGACGATTCACCTTTTGAATGTGAAGGTTGTGGTTCATAATTGATTTTTTTGACTCTATTTTTTAAACCCCTCTTTTTTGAGGGGTTTTTTATTTATCCTCATTTTAACATTGATTATATTTATTAGTATGGCAATAAAGTATGGAATAGACTTTCCATTTAGAGAAAGTATTACAGGTGATTATTTAAGCATGACTACTTCTCCCGAAAGAGAGGTTAGGTCAAACTTGATACATCTAATTCTAACCAAGAAGGGAAGTAGGTTCTATTTACCTGATTTCGGTACAAGGATATATGAATACATATTCGATCAAAACGATATGATCACATTTAATTTAATTGAGGAAGAGATTAGAGAAGGGTGTAAAAAGTACTTACCAAATCTTGATATCAATTCAATTAGAGTTATTTCTGCGGAGGATGATACTAATCCTGTCACTACCGTTGATGAAGAAGATGATGAGAGATTATTCAGATTGGCGGATGAAAGTACAAAACCATACACGGCTAAGGTTAAAATAGACTATACAGTTAATAATGGTGCGTTTTCGTCATCAGACTTTATTATAATTAACATATAAGATGGCAAAAAAGATTTCATACGCTAAAAGAGATTTTGCGGGACTAAGAGAAGAGTTGGTTAATCTTACTAAAGATTACTATCCTGATTTAATAAAGAATACCAACGACGCATCAATCTATTCTGTGTTATTAGATCTAAATGCCGCAATTGGTGATAACCTACATTATCATATTGATAGAGTTTGGCAAGAGACTATGTTGGACTTTGCTCAACAAAGAAGATCTCTTTTTCATATTGCAAAAACTTATGGTATTAGAATACCCGGTAATAGACCGTCAGTTTCATTATGTGATTTCTCAATTAATGTTCCTGTGAGAGGGGATAAAGAAGATGAGAGATACTTAGGTATTCTAAAGGCGGGTGCTCAGATTTCGGGTGGTGGACAGACTTTCGAAACAATAGAAGATATTGACTTCTCAACACCATTTAATAGTAAAGGAGAACCAAATCGACTTAAGATCCCTAATTTCGATTCAAATAACAAATTAGTATCGTATACCATAACCAAGAGAGATGCGGTCGTAAACGGTGTCTCAAGAGTTTTCAGAAGGGTCATTGGACCACAGGATCAGAAACCATTCTTTAAAATCTACTTACCTGAACAAAATGTTTTAGGGGTAACTTCGATAATTCATAAAGAGGGTACAAATTACAATGGAAACCCAACGTCATCTGAATTTAGTTCAGAATCAAATAGATGGTATGAGGTGAAGAGTTTAATGGAAGATAAAGTATTCCTTCCTAATAAAACATCATCTTCAGACACATCTAATTTTACTGCGGGGGATTACAAAAGAGTTACAAATAAATTCATAACTGAATATACTCCTGAAGGGTATATGTCAGTAACGTTTGGGTCGGGTAGTGTAGACCCGTTAGATAACTTAGATTCATTTAATGATGGTAGTCTTAAAGTTAATTTGGCAACATACTTGAATAACCTATCATTAGGGGCAACACCTAAAACTAACTCAACACTATTCGTAAAATATAGAGTTGGTGGAGGTAAGAATACCAATTTAGGAGTAAATGTTGTTACAAGTGTGGATAATGTTGAATTCAACGTCACAGGACCACTAACTAACGTAAATAATCAGGTTATCCAATCATTGAATGTGACTAATGTCACACCGGCAGTGGGTGGTGCAGATCAACCAACAATAGAAGAAATAAGAAACATGGTTGGTTATAATTTCGCAGCACAAAATAGAGCGGTTACACTTAACGATTATAAAACGTTAATTGAGACAATGCCATCTACATATGGTGCACCTGCGAAGGTTAACGTAATGGAGGAAGATAATAAGATTAGAATTAAGTTATTATCATACGATGATTCGGGTAATTTAACTGATACTGTATCTAACACACTAAAGAATAACATTCTTAGGTACCTAACCAATTATAGAATGATAAATGATTATATCGATATCGTAAGTGGTGAGGTAATTGATTTAGGGTTAGAAATAGACTTATTAGTTGATAAGAACAACAACCAAACAGACATTTTAAAAGATGTAATATCATCAGCATCGGAACACTTCTCAATAGACAAAAGAAAAATGGGCGACCCACTATTTGTTGGTGAGTTACAAAAAACAATTTCCGAGATAACAGGGGTTGTTAACGTAGTTGATCTTAGAGTTTATGGTAAAACAGGGGGTGAATATTCTTCAGCAGAAGTGTCACAAGGGTATAATGATGAGGACACAAAAGAGATTTCACAATCCGACTCTACAATTTTTATGAAGAGTAATCAAATCTACCAAGTAAGATTTCCGAATAAAGACATAAAAATTAGAGTCAAAACTCTCGGTTCCACTACATTTTAATTTTTCTTTTCTGTATTATTATTAATTAAGGGAAAATAGGTTCCAATCTATTTATATGATATGATGCAGAGACACCGAATACGTACAGAAATTGGTAAGGATCAAAGATTAACTGTTGAACTAAAACAGGATTATGATCTTTTAGAGATCTTGTCACTTAAATTCACACAAAAAGATATATACACGTCTTTATGTGCGGATTATGGTGTCGTTTGTGGTAGGATTACCGCAAATCAGGGGTACGGTGTTGCAAATGCAAGGGTTTCCATTTTCATTCCTTTAGATGATGTTGATGAAGAAGACCCCGTGGTGTCTAAACTATACCCATATAAAAGTACTCAGGATATGTCTGAGGAAGGGTACAAATACAATTTATTCCCCAAGAGAAAACAACATACAGGACACACACCAACAGGTACCTTTCCTGACCAAGAAGATATTCTTACGAGAGAAGAGGTGTTATATGTTTATGAAAAATATTACAAATACACAGTAAAGACTAATGATGCTGGTGACTTCATGATATGGGGAGTTCCTGTAGGGACTCAGACTATACACGTCGATGTGGATTTATCGGACATGGGATGTCAATCTTTAGTTCCATATGATTTCATCTACGAAGGTGTATCAGAGGAAAAGTTTGAAAATAATTACACATTTAGATCTGATTCTGATATTGCCGGACTACCTCAAACAATAACTTTCGAAGAAAGTGTGGAGGTTTATCCTTTTTGGGGTAATGAGGATTTATGTGAAATTGGTATTACAAGAACGGACTACGACCTTACCGAACAGGGTATACGTATTGAACCCTATTCTATAATGATGGGTGGAACATTTACTGATTCGGGCAAAGATTCTGTAAGAGTCAGATGTAATGTTGACAATCAAATGGGTGAGAAATGTAGTCTAATTACGGGGGAGGGTGATATTGAGGCAATTAGGTTTACCGGTTTATACGAAGACGATGTGGATGGGACACCTAATTACAACAGACCGATACTTGAGGCAATTCAGTTAGACTCGCAAATTAACGAGAATGGTAATTTCTTTTTTAGGGTACCCATGAATATGGGATATTATGTAACCAATGAATTTGGTGAATTAGTCGAAACCAAGAATACACAGAGGGGGATACCAACAAGAGGTACGTATAGATTTAGATTATCCTTACAAAATGATAATGGAGCAAGAAAACAATATAGAGGAAAGTACTTAGTACCTCAAATAAAGGAACACCAACTTGGGACAGTTCCCTTTCTTTACACGAACCCCAAATCATATGCGTTCTCAACAAATTTAGACGACTACCCAATAGAAGCAATAGATGATATTACCGGAATAAACAATAACGGATTTTCCAATGATTACTTTTATTCATTTAGATATAATAGAGTATATACGGTATCCTCCTTCATAAATCAATATTATAATAAGGGTTGGTGGGAGAAAACATTCTCTTTATTTACTAAAGATAAAAATGAATCTTTTATTGGGATTAAAGAGATACAACCATCACTTGAGGAGGACTGTGCAAACAATAACGAATATTTCCCTATAAATGATGCGGTTAGTAATTTTAAGTTTAAATTTTTAATCATTATTATTCTGAATTTTTTAGAAAGAATCTATCTATTAGTTACTCAGTTTGCCTTAGATTTCATTGTCGAGTTCTTATTTGATTTATCAGAAATATTATATGGATTTAAATTATCTATTGGTTGGCCAATTAATAAGACTTGGAGGTTTTTTGAGACACCCGCTACGAGATTAGCTAAAACCGCAAAAAAAATACAAATCACAACTTTAAGAAGATTGGGTTTAGTTAATTATCCCGATTGTTATGAATGTAATACAGATCCGGGCACTAATGAACAATCCCAAGGAGGTCAGGAGAATACGTATGAATACGTCACCATTAGTGAAGGAGATGAGGAAGATTATGTTAATGGTAATCATCCTTTAAATAACACACCATTAAGTCCAATTACAACATCACTTAGTTGTGTTCATGACTACGACCCAAACTCTACTGTTTCAGACCCACCACCAAATACCATTACGATTAATATACCCGGATTAACAAACACAAAAAATTATGTTATAAAGTATGTAATAGTTGCGGGTGTTCAGGAGGTTACCGCAACACAGGAAAATATTGATAATGGTGACTTCACTGCCCTCGATGGTCCACAGGGTGGGGCCCCCGCTACAAGTCTTACCGATATAATGGTGGTTGGAATCCCCGAGGAATATAAATATCGGTTTATAGGGTATGCAAGTTCGTATCCACCCGAAGGTACAACAAACACATTTATTGATTTTGCGGATGATATACATTACGATGTTTACGACGCAAATAATTTATCATCTCAGGACCCTAAACCTACGTCTGTTAGTGGGACAGCACTTCAGGGGGCAGGAAATATCGTCATAAAGGAAGTTTATTTTATTTCTGAATTAACAGAAATATCATCGGGAGTAAATACTCCCGTGGAGAGTGGATGTGAAAAATATGATACAATATACGATGCCGATAACGATATGTCTTTAAGGGCATATCTTAATGATAATGGTAGCAAAACGTATGATTATTTTAAGGAAAACCCCGGTCAGGACGACCCATATCCCGATATTTTTTATGATGGAAACGAGGACCCTTGTGATACGCCACCACCGATACCCGATATTGTAGCAACATTCAGTAAATCTGCCGAGAACGACTATCTTGACAATAATTGGGTGGGTGAACGTTGGCCGAGAAGACTTGCCTTAAAACAAGGTTGGGGAAGTATAGTGGGATTACCTGTAGAAGATCGAGACGCAACTGCTTCAGGGTATTCTGAATTTGCGGACGGACAATACGCACTTGTTGCTGCTGCGGGAAAAAATTCGAAACTAATTAAAAATTATTCAAGAAGAAAACTACTTGGTACGTTGATGTGTGCAGGAATCACATCATATAGTTTTGGTAACAGTTGGTTAAATGGATCATTATATTTCTTCCAATTTAGAAGGAGGAGAGGGGGTGATTCCGCAAGATACTGTAAAGATTTAATTTACAGAAACGAAGATGATAATGGAGTACATTACTACTATAGATCTACACCCTATCATAACGGTAATTTTATTGGTGAAATTGGTGAAAGTGGGTACGGGGAAATACTATTCCCCACTACTATAATGGATTTGGGACCAAGAAATATGTTCATAAATGAAATATGTGTTGATCCTGAATTAGATGTTAATTGTTCTGTATCTAAAAGTATTGGATCGACATCTTACCAAGACATAAACGACCTTATGGAGTATATTATTGCCTCTAAAGAAGTTAAAGAACAAGGGAGACTAAATGTCCAAGACTTGTTTGATAGAAGAGGTGGTGGTAAGATTGATGGTGATATTGCCCAACTACTTAATTTTAATTCTCAGGTAGGGATATATGGGTATAATGACGAAGACGATGAGAGTCCATATTATGTGTCAGGACAGACACTATACGATGGGTACGGTCCTGTGGGTATTGACTTCGTATTTTCGGAAGATGATGAAGATACTGAAATTGTTGAAAAAGACGGAACACTACTTAGGTTATGTATAAATGCCGCGGGTAACCTTACAGAGACCGCCCAAGAAGTTCCCTATTATAAATGGAACAAAAGAGGTGACGGATTCGGGTCCAACGGTGGTAATTCCGAAAAACAAGAGTGGAGTTTAGGAACGATACATACCACCAAATACCAAGGAGGTTGGGTTTATTCGGGATTAATGGAGAACGACCCATATGGCGATGCGGGGGGCGACCCAACCGATAACATAAATAGTCATTATTATGATGGGAGTATTTTACCACCACTTAGAGATTGTGACGACGATAATTACTCGGCAACTGAAATCCCAATTGGGGGACCGTTCTTCTTCTATTTTGGTTTGAGAACAGGTAAATCATCTTGGAATAAATTCGTTAAAAACTTTGGTCCATTATGATAAATAAGAAGATTTTACATCCTGAAAAAAGACACGCTAAATCGGAGTCTGAGGATTTACAGGTTAGAGTTGGGTTTGAAAGAGACGAGGAATTATTAAGGGAAGGTGATAGAACTATTATACTTGACATTGCCGAGTTGTATAGAAAAGAAAGAAACCAAAGTACAAAGTATAGGATTTATGGTAAAACTAACATGGTTTTTAGAAATACGTACAGTGGTACTACAACATATGACCCATTAAAAAATAACCTATATGTTATTGGGGATGGACTTGATGGTGACTTTACCGGGTACTTACCCTACAACGAATTTGCGTTCATAAGAAATGATTATCTGAGAGAGGTGAGTAATCCAACAGGATCTACCGTAGGGGACTATAACCCAAACATAACGATTGCGGGTGATACATCACACAGGGGAATAAATGAGATAGATATAGCCTCAACAAATTGGAATTTCCACTTGTCATATGTGTATGATCAAGACGATAATTACCCAATGAGATATACGTTATCGGGATCAACAGTATATGATTTTACATCGTCAAATGGGGTACCATTTAGGGTTAATGACTATTCCAACCATTATGAATTGGTAAGTCCTATCCCACATAATATGTCTCAGGGCGAATATGTGGTATTATCAGGAACAAGTATTAACAGTGGGAATGAATCGAGTAGGATTTTTCCTATCTCTTCCGTTGGGAATGAAATATATGATTCCGAAAAATACGTAATAAACGTACAAAAATCATCCTTTACATCGTCACAATCCATTAATGGGGTTGTTTTTGGTAAAAGGTGTTTAGACAAAGAAAATATATCGGAAACCACCTCACAATATTATGTCCACAAACATAAAATATTAACTGATTCAGATGGGTGTATCGTTGATAGAACGGGTTTTGAAACACCTATCTTTGAGATAGAGAGGAAGTTACAATTCGAAACCGCAGATAATAGAAATAATATTTATACGGTCCAAAACAGACCCGAAACCGTTCTCTATCATTTTAAGGATGAAGTGGATATTACAGGATTAATAAATAATTTAGGGTATACCGTAACTGATTTATATGTAACAACGGTTCTTAAAAATGGTAATGGATATTTTAATTACCCACCAAGATTAGGGTGGAAGTTTAATTTTCATAATACTTGGGTGGATGACCAATTTGACACCTCATTCACATCTTCAGATACAGGACTGCCATCAACAACATTCCAAAACAATGGGGTAACATTTACTCAGGGCACAGGACTTCAAGTTGATGACACTATGGTCGGTGCGTTTGTGGAATATAATAAATCTGATTTTAAAGAAACAATTCTTTCGGAATCACTACATAAATTCACAATGAACCCCATCATATTTGATCATGATCAAATTAGCCCAAATGATGGGTCAAAAACTACAAACCCTAAAGGTTTGTTTTATCAACCACACCATAGAGTTAAGTTAAGGGAGTTGTCACCATACATTGAAACATCAGATACTGATGATATATTGAACCTACCTGAAAACACCATATACGATGAAAGTATTGGTTTATGGAAATGGAGAGATTTATACGACCATGGTTACATAGATCCCGATGGTTACGGGACTAACCATCCTTTTACGAACGGACAACACTACGTCAAGAATGACATAAACTTCTATTTAAGAAATGAAGAAACCTTCATGAACAAAACTGACGGTATCAAAAATTTCACAGAAGAAAATGATTCTATATGTTAAATGAAATTAAGGTTTAATTCGGGGGAAAACAATCTAATACTAAATAACAATCAGACATTTAGAACTGATTTGGGTTGGGAGGAAAGTTTCCAAGTTTACGAAGATGAAATATTAGAATCAATTATAAATCCTATTGAGAACTATGAAACTAATAGGTACATACATAAACCATATGTATCATCTAACGGTATCGACCAAACAGATATATGGTTCCATTTTTATTTTATTAATGAATCGGGAAACTACACTTTAGACTATAAATCTGTTGGTATATCCCAAACAAATAAGTTGCTTTCTGATTTAAAGAATAGTTTCTTCAGGTTAGAATTTTATAAAACACCAAACAACGAACCACCAAACAGGTCGAATAGGAGGTTAGTTTTTGCAAAGAACTTATCTGCTCCTGTTGGGGAGAGGGTTTTGATAACGGGAAAATTAGAAAAACTGTATGTGCCCGTTTTTGTGGGGTCGAGTATTAGAAACAAAGAGAATATGTATCTTTTTTGGTTTCATGACGACACCGTATTGGAAGAAACTACACTAACAGGGACCACTTTTTATATGACCGCTAAGTTCTATAATGCGGTTGATGGTAGTAAAATACAATTTGCAAATAAACAAGTATCGGATTCAACTACATTCGTCGAAGAAGACGATATGTATTTCTTAGTAGAGATGAATAGGGATGATGCCCCAACATATCACTATGAAGTTAGGGATTATGATAGTACGGGAACTGTAAGGGGTAATAGAAGAGGAGAGAGTTCCGATCCAATTAAATTTTATGAAATAGGTGGTAATGCTGGAAGTGGTAATACCCCAACACCAACCCCGTCATCAACAACAGTCCTCACACCAACCCCCACCCCATCATCTACTGTAGTGTTAACCCCCACACCTTCTACAACAACTACGACTCTTTCATGGAGTAATGGTAGTTCAATGAATCATAGTGAGGTACTTCCCGGCGATAATCCATCTACAGGAACAACCACGGGAACGTTGACAGTTACTAACGGTCCTGCTAACCTATATATTACCGTAACCCATCAAACGGGTTTTGACAATATAGGGTATGGATCCATTTCGGTAAATGGTGTTGGTAGTATATCGACGCAGACAGTTTCAGGTAATCAGAGTTCAACAAGTCTACCATCAACACTTACGGTTCCAACGGGGACATATACATACACTATAACATCAATATTAACAATAAGCGGTTCTAATTCCTTTGGAGTCATTTCAACCTCAGTAAGTAATCAATAAAATGAAAAAGAATTACCATAAAATATTAAAAACAACCACAGGTACAACATATAATTTACCTGTTTATTTAAGTTCTACTGCCTATGAAATGGGTGGTATGGTTGGTTTTGATGGTGATATCGAACAAGTTGAACAGATAACCAATTTCCACTACCAACATACAGGAGGTAATACTATTAGATTTTACAATACTGTTAATAGAGATAAACTAAAAATAATCAGAAATGAAAATTTCACGATTAATTGGGGTGACGGAAACACACAGACAATTGGAGTAAGTACAGGTACTAACCTTTCATATGTACAACACACTTTTCCATCTGCAGGAACTTACGAGGTAAGTATTGAATTAGAAAATAGTTGGACTCAGAGAAAAATATCTAAAAAAATTACAGTTCCTGAGAATACAACAGTCACTAACCAAGACGGTACGTTTGGTCCTTTTACCATTCCCTATACCAATATAACCACATCACAGAATTACATCAATGACCTTGATGTGACTGATAATGATGCGGATGCAACAATATACTTTGCGGCTATGGGAAGAAGTAGGTTAAGTGAATTAAAGAGATATGGTGAAAATACATATCAAGGCACAACATTAGGATCTGACTCTGTGGGTACATATACAGAATACACCATTGATAATTTAACCTATAGGGATTACAATAATGGTGCAACGACTATTACAGGTTCCACCACCAATTTTTACAAGGAAGAGGTCTTCAATGAGATGTTAACGAGGAACGAACATTTTATTGGTTTTATAGACGAACCTGACATTTACTCCGATGTATTTGTGGAAAGAGGAAAACAAGGGGTATTAGAAATGAATTTGAGACTTGGAGAAATAGACAACGTAGGTGAAATAGATATCTACGGTAATGGATTTTTTCAAGTTAAAAAACAATAGAATAATATTTATTAATTAAAAGATTATGGCAGTAGGTAGTTACGGGACAGTTAGACCGGCAGATGTATCACCCGCGGATGTAGAAATTTTCTACCATTACGTTTCGGGAAGAACTGCTACGGCACCTGTCCTTCTTAAAAAATTAGACTCAGAAGATGTATTAACACCTGTCTTTCACAATTCAGATACGACAGATGCTACTGATGCCGTCGACACTGAAATTTTAGGTGGAATGTACAATTTAAAATTAGACTCGTCCGATTTTGATGAGTTGGGTGTTTACACATTACATCTAAGACCAAAACAAATTAGAACATCTATAACGGATTGTGGTGTTCTCGCGTCTTTACCATCAGTGAGAGGTATTATTATCGATTTAAGTAATGTACCGTCTGATGACAGAAATAAATTCACACCCCAAGGTTTAGTAGGGTATAGAATTGAGTATTTAAACAGTGATGGTAGTAAAATACCTAATTTTTATAGGGTGGTTACTTCCTCATTTTACTGTACTCCGATCACATCGAATCTAACGAGTACTACTCAAAAGGCAATTAGATACCAATACACCGATCAATCAACAAACCTTTTGTTTTTGACGGTAACACCATCTTCGGCACCTTCGAGTAGACCTAACACAGTACCATTTATTGGTGAACCGTCACAAAATATCATTCTATCAAATACATTTTTTAACCCAACCACGATCGAGGTTGAAATGGTTGAACACGACGAGTCAACCTTAGCACACGCATTCTATGGAAACCAAACGAAATCTATTTCTGACGGTATCTACACAATTTACGATGCGGAAAACAACATTTACAAACAATTCAACCTGTTTGAAGTGAGAGATGAGTTCAATGAGACACTGTTCGAGGTGAGGGAAGAAAGGGACGAAATTGATGAAACTAAAAATTTTGACGACATCACAGAATAATGGCGAAAAGAAAAGTTCCAAGTCAGGTAGCAAGTGGAAGGGAAACCTTTAACGACAACTTGGTCGGTAATCAAATTACCGATGGGTCGTCACAACTTACTGCCACTAACTTTTCTGTAGAAAAATCCATTCCTGAGAGAGATAATAAAAGTTTTAAGAGTCTTCCGTTCTCTGAATTTTTAACATTAGATGATTTAAATCAGGAAACAGAAGCCCCACAAACACAATCATCAACATCACAAAAAACAAAAGACAAGAAGGTAACTTTCAGATCCAATAAAGACGGAGGTAACAAAACTTTATATGGGTCATTAAGTAAAAGACTTTCTGCGTCAGTTAAAAGAATCATTGAGAAGTTTCCTGCGGGATTCTACATTGATGAAGATACTCCCGTATCATTCTCACAATACACCGCTGAGAATATTAACTACAATTCAGGTAGTCACATCACAACCTTTAAATTAGAGAAGTCTAAAATATTCAATCCGTTGGATATTGTACTTGATAAACCTCAAAGTAATACACAACCCGAGGTCATAAATGAGTTTAGAAACTTCTTTTCAAAATATAAAAAATACACCTTATCAGTTGAGGGTAAGACATTCGATATCATCAATTACCAAAAAGCGGGTAATGATGGTTTAATAACCTTAACAGTTAAAGGTAAACCCTTTACGGGGTCAACATACGATCAAAGTTATTTAGTAAGACCTATTGATTCAATTGTAGAGGAATTCTACGGGGGTTTAGATGATTTAGAATCACTCATTATAGATAGAGAGAGTACCCCTAAATACACAATCGAGTTTAAATTACCACAAGATAGTTTAGACGGGTCAAAAACAGAAACCACAATAACACGTGTAAGTTGGCCGATCTTTAAAGACGGTTGGAATATTAAGATTGCAGGTACTCAATATGCGGGATATCTCGATAAACTAAAAACAATAGGTGATGAGGTAGATCAATATAAATCCAATATCATCACAAGGTTCTTAACCACAGCATCTTTAAATGAATTTGATACTGAGGACCAAAGAATGGGGTCTATATTCCAAATTTATGGTGGTGGGTTTGATAGTATAAAGAAATTTATTGACAACATAGCTTACATGAGAAATGTGAGTTATGATAAAATCAATAATATACCTGACACCCTATTAAAGAATCTATCCAACACATTAGGTTTAGATAACGTAAACCTTTTTGATGAGAAAAGATTAGAACAAACCCTGTATTCGAGAGTTGAAAGTCAATTTGATGGGGTAAGTCTTGGGATGAACGTCGTTGAGGCGGAGATAGAGTTCTACAGAAGATTAGTTATTAATCTTGTCCACATATATAAATCTAAAGGTACAAGGAAAGCAATAGAATTCTTTTTAAGATTTATTGGTGCACCTGAACCGTTGATTAAAATCAACGAACACACCTATAAATTTGAGGATGTAAGAAAGAATGATATTGACATTGATAGTGATATCTACGACCTTACACAAGGTACTAAGACATTTACAATAGGTGAGTTAAGTACAACAGGTTTTACCTATGGTGTTTCGGTCACTTCGGGGACAACATCGTACAATACTAATGAATACCCAATAGTCTTAACAGGGACAACTAAATTCGGTGATGTACAACCAATCATCAGTGAAGATAATGATGTGTTCTTCCAAAAAGGTGCGGGTTGGTACGAAGAAACTTTAGAACACAGGTCAAGTCTTGAATTAGACGAGGAAAATTCAGATCTAACGGTAAATCCTAAGATTATTAAAACCAAAAATAAAGACTTTACCTACGGTGAGGATTATTTTGATTTACATAGACAGTTTTATGGTCTTGATTACGGTTATGAATTGCATAACACAATTGATAACCTAAAGGCGGAGTTATTAGGTGATGAAGATTCACAAACACTCAATAGAAAGAACATACAGATATATGTTTCTTCCGCTCAGGGTATTGAATACGACATTTATAGACAATCGAGAGAGTTAGAGGTATCATTTGGTACCAATACTCTACCCCCACAAACAGGTTTTACGTTTGCGGAATTCTTAGATCAGGTTTTAAATGAACAAATAAGAAACTCACATACGGTTAGGTTCCAAAAATCATACATCCAATTACAGGATATCTATTCAAGTTATTTAGAAACCGTACCTAACCCATACAGTAACCCAACAATTAACGAGTTTGTTAATAGAATTAGTCCTCATTGGGTTGAGATCATTGAACAATTTGTTCCTGCAACCACATTATGGACAGGGGGTAATGTCATTGAGAACCATGCATTTGGTAGATCAAAATATGACTATGAAAAACCATGTCGAATTAATGAGTACACTGATGTTGTTTTTCCTGAATTTGAAACTGCAATTGAAGAAGATTTAGAAACACTAATCCTTGGTGATAAGGATGTTTTCAGGGGTTTAACAATTATTAGTGGGGTCACTTATACCCTTCACATCGATTTTAATGGACTAACTTTCACCGGTGATGATACAATCACTCTAAGTGGTGAAACGATCAACATACAAAGTGGTATGACTTGTGATCAAATCACAAAACAGTACACACATGCGGGATTATTTGATCCATTTGAGATAACATCGGATTGTACCTCAATACAGGAGGTTGATTTTAATGGTGTTCAGTTTGATAAAACGAGACACCTTCCACTTCTTTGTGATTTTAAGTGTCACTTGAATCCACAGAGAGAGATACTTGATTGTTTATGGGAGAACGAACTTAGAGACATTATTGATAATCAAATCAATAAGATGTTCTATAAGAGAACCAAGTACACGGGATATGATACGATATCTCATCATGCGGGATGGTTCGAATATTCAACGGGAAATACTGAAACAGACACAAATTTCAATACTGAATTAACGTCTAATAGTGAGCAATATGATTATGAAATTGCACCAATACTAAGTTTTGAAATATACACTGATAGTGATGGTGTTAGAAAGATCAAGATAGTACCGTACAAATATGATGTACAACTTTACACTTTAAACCCTAATTGGCCATACAATGGTGATCAGTACTTAGAAACTGACTTCGATTGTATCGATCCATCTACGTTTGATTTTTATTGGTCATCTGCATATTTGACAGGAAGTACCGAATGTGACCCACAGGTTAGTGTTCGTGGTACAGGAGATATGTATGTTTTACCTGAAGATGAAGATAATTGTACATTGTCTTCTGACATTTACTTGGAAGTTTCAGGTATTACTTTTGGAAATGAAGATACTGTAGATGATGGTGACCCATGTACTGATTGTCCACCATACAATACCGATTGGCCGGTAAATATATTCTTGAATTGTGTAGGTGGGTACAATGAGGCCATCACAGGATACACTGTTGAATATTTAGGTCCATGTGCTATGGGTGCGGACTTTGATGAGGGTGGGTCCTCAGGTTCAGCATCTAACGGTATAAATTCATGTACGTTTGTTATTAGAGATGTTAAAGAGACGGACGTTTTTGATGTCATCATTACTGATGCGGCGAACTGTGATCAAAAAATCAGGATAGAAGGTCTCCAACAAAAAATGGAGTGGGACCCCACAGGTAAGAGCCATTATTTCAATTACACTATAGATTCTTTTTTACCTAATGAAAATCAAAACCCAATTGAATCTCAGAGTGGAGTAACATATTGTGATAACTACTTTGGATATACATTACATCCTAAGGTTCAATACAGACCAACATTCGATTATGGTATTAGACAAAATACTAAAGTCTTAAAATTAAATGATGGTCTTATCATTGGGGAAACTGATGATTGGAGAGTCATTCAAACACACATTGATTCGGGGGATGCGACATATATAAATTCAGAAGATATTAGAATTGGGGATCACTTACTATCGGCATCTTACAAAGATTGTCCATATGGTTCACAATCTTTCTTTGATTCACCTATAGAGGGTTATGGATTCTCTATGTGGTACCAAACAGTCTTAGTCGATAATAAAGATTGTATGGGGTCCATTAAGGTTAATAGAATTAATAATAGATTCAGTGTCCTTCCCAATAGTAAGGTAAGGGTATTAACAAATGATAGTGGTCGTTTTGAATTTATTGAGAAATATCCTGAAGAATTAACAGTTAGACCTGAAGAAGGTGTAGACCCATGTTGTAGTTATGATGAGGATTACTATGAGAATGGTGATTACTTAATTAATGAATTTGGATTTCCGGTGGAGGTTACTTCATTGGATTTGGACTATTGTAGTAGAGATCTTTATTATCATTTAAATGTAACTGTATTAAATACTCCGACAGGACACACGGATTTTCCATGTGATACTGTTGTTATCTTTAACGGTGATGGAGAAGATTTAATTTTATTACAACACACAGAACAGAAGTTTGAAAATTTAGATCTGAATACACAACAGTATTTCCAAGATGAACTTGATTGTAAGGATATACCACATATCAATGACTTGGAAAGACCTGTCTTTGACATAGATTGTAATGAGATAACCGCGTTTAAATTACGTAACTATAATTTAGGTGATATAAAATACGCGGTATACGATTCCAATTACTCTATAGGTGATTTTGTTGAAATACAATTAATCACTCAAAGTGCAAATGTGATTCAATATGTTAACAATGATTGTTATGAAATCATTGATATCGTAAATGACGGTTCAATCACATATGAGATTAGTAGATATTGTGTTGGACAGACAAGAATGCCCGAACCAACATCCACACCAACACCGACACCATACCCAACTCAGAGTCCTACTCCGAGTAGTACTCCTGAACCTACACCAACCCCAAGTAGTACACCTGATGCAACACCAAACCCAACCGCAACAGAAACACCTGAACCAACGGCAAGTAGTACACCTGAACCAACAGGCACAAGTACTCCTGAACCAACTGCGAGTAGTACACCTGAGGCAACACCGGCACCAACCACAACAGAAACACCTGAACCAACGGCAAGTAGTACACCTGAACCAACATCTACAAGTACTCCTGAACCAACGGCAAGTAGTACACCTGAACCAACAGGCACAAGTACTCCTGAACCAACTCCAACCCCAACAGTAACACAGGATTGTGACATTGACGGTGATTTTGAAGAATATTTTGAACCAACACCATCACCAACAGAAAGTTCAACTCCTACTCCAACTCCGAGTCCAAGTCCAAGTGTAACTGCAGATCCTACTCCAACTCCGAGTCCAAGTGTAACTGCAGATCCTACTCCAACTCCGAGTCCAAGTGTAACCGAGGAACCGACTCCAACTCCATCACCTTCAGCAACTGCCGATTGTGATTTTGGAGTAGATACTGATATTGCAACACCAACTCCTACACCAAGTCATTCACCAACCCCAACGGCAACCGCAGATTGTGATTTCGGAGTAGATACGAACATATCAACCCCAACCCCTACACCTTCAACTACCGCAAGTCCAACACCAACACCAAGTCCATCGGCGACCGCAGATTGTGATTTCGGAGTAGATACTGATATCGCAACTCCTACACCTACACCAAGTAGTAGTCCTACTCCAACACCAAGTCCAACGGCAACTGCGGACTGTGATTTCGGAGTGGATACTGATATTGCAACTCCAACTCCAACCCCTTCAACAACTGCGAGCCCTACACCAACTCCGTCACCTTCAGCAACAGCCGATTGTGATTTCGGAGTGGATACTGATATTGCAACACCAACACCGACTTCGTCAACTACAGCGACTCCTACCCCAACTCCTTCGACAACCGCAAGTCCTACTCCAACACCTAATTGTGACTTCGGGGTAGATATTATTATTACAACACCAACACCTACACCATCCCCATCCCCAACACCAAGTCCAACACCAAGTAACACACCTGAACCTACTGCAAGTCCTACTCCAAGTAGTACTCCTAATTGTGATTTCGGTGTAGATACTGATATTGCAACTCCTACACCAACACCAAGTCCAAGTAGCACTCCTACCCCTACACCATCAACAACTGCAAGTCCTACTCCAACCCCATCACCATCAGCAACTGCGGATTGTGACTTCGGAGTTGATGTAAACATATCAACCCCTACACCAACAGCAACACCTAACGCAACTCCTGAACCAACACCTAATCCAACAGCAACACCACCGGCTACGGCAGAACCAACGGCATCACCGACACCATCACCGAGCCCAACACCTAATT